ATAAATATCTGAAACCTTTGAAAAGTTTCAAGATATTTGCGTTTTATTTCAAAATAATCGGTGAGCATTCACAAATACTTAAGCACGCCATTTCGTGCATCATTACGACCTATTTCCGCACGATAACCTTCTTCTGATTTTGTAATTCTATATTTCATTTTCCTATTAAATCAATTTATTTTTATACGATGATTTTTAAAATCCCATTCATATTTCTCATAGTCTGTATTATCATCAGATGTATCACCAATGTAATTATGATAGCAATCCTCGACCAACCATTTGCATTCTTTAATGTTTTCTTTTGTCAGTTTTTTAATATCGAATGGTTTATATAACATTATTTTCCAAAACTTTTTATCGTAATCATTCTCGGTTTTGAAATTATAATAATCACAAGTCTGTTCGTCTACATAATATTTTTCTGCCTTGTCACCTTCAATAAAAAAGTAACAAGGCATAATATTTGATATCACTAATTCATAATCAGTCAATTTCATACTTATTTTTGTCTTAATTCAGTTGTCATCATGTTTGGTGAATAAAGGAAATCTAATACTCTGGCTGCTAATATTCTATATTTTTCGTCCTTTGGTAATAAGATAAGGAAAGTCGACGGCGCAGCGTTACAACAGCTACACACTGTTTCCTCCTCTACATATTTCATCCATTCAGGCTTCTCAATTTCACCTCTGATTATTTCAATGATTATTCTCTTGACAAAATCCTCTCTTTCAGATGGTGTAGGACATACAGCAGTCAGTATCTCAGGCACCTCAATGCCTTCTCTCTGTGCCTTCTCCCATCCATTGAAATTTGAGTATGTGTTTGACTTACAGAAAATTCCGTAATAAAACATATCATTAAGCTCAGGCACAGTCGTATACCCGAATACCCAACGTAATTCAGTAAATAGTTTTTTCAACGCCTCAACTGATTCACTTGAATATACAAATGTTATTGTTTTCATATATAAAGTTAATTAATAATATTCAATAAATAGATATTTAATCAATTTCTTCGTCATCGGTATTTTGTCTTTTATTCAAAACATTCAATGATAGGCCGTAAATATCGTCATAAGTCGAAAATTCCAATAGTAAAGGAGTATCTTCATTAAGGGCTTGCCTAAACATTTCCTCTCTATCGACTAATGAGGTGTTTTTTGCCTTATATTTGTTATCTTTTAATTTAATACAACGTTCAAAATATTTCTTTTTATTTTTCAACGACTTTAGACTGAATTCTTCTTTGCACAAGTAATTACGGTTTATTATAATAGGTTTGGAATATGTGCCGTTACTATCTTGTACAACGACATATATACTGCATCCATCGCCCCTATACGACTGTTTATCAGACAATTTCTTCTTTGTGCCATCCTTGTCTTTCGTAAACGATTTATATGGTCTTAAATTCATTAATTTACTTGAGCTTTCATCCAAAAAATGTTTCCATAATTGAATAACTTCCTTTTTGTTCTCAATATAAAATCTGTCATATAATGTATACAATTCATCCTTTGTAACCATCATTCCATCAAGAGATTTTAACACCTTTAGCCATTTTTCGTGTAAACTACTGTTTATCTGACTATTGATTAGCAATCTGTTACCTCGTTCATCTATCAAATTACAAACATTGTAAATAATTTCATTATTATATTCTTTCTCTCCAAATCTACCGCCTCGTCCACAGCCACGTTGGATTGTGTTCTCTGGCGTTATGACGAAATCATAAATATTTTTCGCTGATATATCGAGACCCACACCGATAATATTTGTGCCAATAACACAATTTCTTTTATCGACATTGCTATTCTTGCCATGATAGGAATATATATTGTCTTCTATTTTGTTTCTTCTCGCAGATGGAAATCTTGAATGAATCAGAATATCATTATTATTTCCTAATAATCTAAACAATTCTTGTGACTGTTTAACAGTATTACATATAACGAAACTATCTTGTTTTACTGATAAAAGGTGATTTGTATTTGCTATATTAAGAAAATTGACCTTTACTTTCATATCTCCGTTATATGATTTTGCTTTCAGAAAGTTTATATTTATACCTCCGTCATTAAAGAATACCTTATCAAAACGCAAAGGAGTCGCAGATAATAATAGTGTCTTGGAATTTGTAAACTTACATCTAGTATACACAAGTTCAACAAATCCAGCAAACAGCTCTTGATCAGATAGAAATTCATGATATTCATCAAAAATGATATTACATCCTATTTCCTTTATTAAGTCGTCCACCATGCAATTTTTTATCATCATTGATAAAAAATTGTCAATATTAGTTACTATAATATCAGAGTCTATGCTTCCTTTTACCCATTGTCCGGCAATTAATAAACCTACGCTGAGATTATTCTCCGTATAACCTATTTTATCCCTTTCATTGCATATCGAACGGTAAGTTCCATCAGCAATTACATTCCTTGGGACTACCCATATTGCCTTCTTTTTATTTCTTAATATCCATCTTAATCCTACTAATGTCTTGCCAAAACCTGCAGATGCTGATACTATATTGTTAGGATGTCTTTCTATGTCTTCAAGCAGACGATTCTGTTCGGCTAAACGCTCGACATCATATACTGAATTACCAAATTCATTCTTGAGTTCATTTACGTTATCAATCCATTTTTTTGATGAATTTATTATTTTACCTTTTATTTCTTCATCGAAAAAACTATTATCGTCATTGCACATTGAAACAATTTTGTCGTAATGTCCGGAAACAAAACGGTCGGCAAAAACTATGATAGCTCTGATAATCAAATATTTGGAAGCGTTATCCATCATTGTATAAAATAAAGGACTATTTGCTTTTATCTGTCGATACAACGGTACAGTATCTATCATTTTATCGGCGTTATCATAATCTCCTTTTATACCAATATTACAGTTTAGACCATATTTATCATTACAATATCGTATAATGAAATTATAGAAACTATCATAGGTATCTTTACTATTAGCCATATCGTCATCTGAGATAATGTCTAATACTGTCATTTTTCCAAAGACAGGATCAACCGTATGATGATAAAGAATATTGTTTTTTATGGTATCTGATATGTTTTTACAATAATATTCGAGATATGCCCACCCACTCACGTTATGAGGTATAAATTGTTTCGTCTCTTTTTTAGTCTTAGGTATATAGTTACCGTCTTCCGTTAGATTAAAGTTATTTAACTTTTCTTGAAATTTCTTTGAACACTTACCGATATCATGTAATGCCGCCGTTAATATCAATTCCTGATAAAACTTATCAATATCCTCATTACGAAAATCATTAAAATTAATTTCTTTCTTAATTATTTTTTTAAAAAGATAAGCTGATACATTGATCACAGCTATCGAATGTTCCGTCAATCTTATCTCACCATTCACTTTTGATTTTGCAAGAATATTATTGTTCATATAAATTATTTTATATTTTAATTACGTTTTAAATTACTATTATATACAAATATTTGGCAGTATCCCCATAATGCTCCTTATTGCGATTACCTCAAGGATTACTATTATATACAAGCAAGATTATTCTAATTGTCAAAGAATTCTTGTTGTGATTACCTTAGTTGTGATTACCTTATAAATTACTATTATATACAGTTGATAACCGTGCACAGGTAAAAAATGTCATGTTGTGATTATATTATTGATTACTATTGTATACCGTGACACTACTAAGCACCGCAAAACATCATCTGTTGTGATTACATTACAAATTAATATAGAATAACATCAAGTTTTCCTTTAAAATACGAATGGTTATGATTACATTTTAAATTAATATTATAGACATTTGTGAGGCATCGATATGTTCCACCCGGCCTTTGTGATTACATAATGATTAACTATTATATACAATAAAATTAGATTAATTATTTTTCGTTATGTAGTTGTGATTACCTTAGTTGTGATTACCTTATAAATTACTATTATATACAATCAGTTGCAATCTGTCTCACTTTACAATTATGTTGTGATTACCTTAGTTGTGATTACCTTATAAATTACTATTATATACAATTTTTCTTTGTCTAACCATTCATTAAACTGTCTGTTGTGATTACCTTAGTTGTGATTACCTTATAAATTACTATTATATACAATATTTCAGTTGTGATAAAGTGTGCCTGTCTGTTGTGATTACCTTAGTTGTGATTACCTTATAAATTACTATTATATACAATATATCTTTTATAAACTATTGAATTTCAAGGGTTTGAAGCATATTTTGTTCTGTAATTTTGGCATACCCGTCACTCAAAATAGACTCAGGTATCGATTTTTGTAATCCTATTATTGTGACAAGTCCTCCATCCAATATATTAGGTGTTATGCCGACATTTTCCATTTGTTCTAATACCTTAAGATTAAAAATAGGTATAATAATATCGCCACTATATTTTAATTTCAAATAGTCAACTCCTGAACGTACAAATAATGGATAATGACTGTGTGTTGTATGATCGTTCGATGTATTCCCTTCACCGAAAATAATTCTCAAATGATTACAACCTCCTAACGTATAGTGGCTGCAACAATGAAGATTATCTTTAACTTTTATATTTTTCAATTCTTGATAATCATTTGTAATAAAATCGACGACATTAGGGTCGGATAAATGTTTATGAAATTCAGTAACAAAATCACAGTAGGAATACTTACGAATTACATTATCAATCTTTAATACCGTACTAAAAAAGTTAATCAATTTTTCCCATTCAACATCAAGTTTATTTCTAAAATACGAATGGAATATTTCCCAATTATAATAACCGTTATATTTTATACCGTCAATAAACGTACTCGCTTGGACATTACTGTTATGGTGTGCCTTATGGGAATGGAACATTTCTCCCATATAAGTGTAATACGTCGTAGTATCACCAGACTTATTCTTTATTGTGTTACTTATACGAACGAATGGTAAATCTTCATATCGGATATATGAATTTTCAGCCATTTTAATTAATTCATCATTCAAAGTAAAAAAGGTTTCATCTCTTCTCTTCAATGGTACTGGAGGTAATCCACACATTACATGTAATGCATTAGTCAGTTGACTAACTCCAATCGGATGAACTAAGTCAGGCTCCTCATAAACCGAGATGTCTGATTTATACATACTACTTTTGGTATAAGTAGGATTTCGTTTTGATGACAAATAATCATTTTTTATAATTAATGCAGCATCACGAAATCCTATTGAAAGATAGCACTTTATATTTTCTGTCATATCACGCATTCTTATCTTTTTTCTTACTTTTGGAAGCTTTTATTTCCTCAAGTTTTTTCTTATAGTCTTCTACTTCTTTTTCGAAATCCTTGATATCTTTGTCATTAACCTTTACCCATATGTCATCATTATAAATCATAGGCAGATTATCGATGTCTTCTGTTGTGTTAATCGTTTTCCATCCATTTTCTTTATCAGCCATTACATCTGTAAAAATGTTATTTACAAACTTGATTTTAAGCTTTTTAACCTTGAAAGTCGCTTTAGCTCTATTAATTTCAATAGAGAGGATTTTTTTAAGCATCCATCTAGTTAAATAATCGACCATCTCCTTGTTAAGGAGATAACCATACTCACTACAAGAAATCGGCAGATTATCTTCCTTCATCAAGAAATAACCTTTTTCTACTTTAGCAATATCGCCATAATGTTCTTTCAATACATTATCGAATATCTCACTTTTGACCATATCAGGATTAACTGCCATTCGATCGAATTTAGTAGAAGTTGAAATGAATGCTAATTTTGCTAATTCAATTTTACCCTCAGCACGATATTCCTTCTTGCCTATATTCTCAGTATATCTTAAAGAAGTCTCGTTACGTTCACCGTTCGTAGTATTCACCTGTAAATTGATTGCCTCGTTCATATCTATCTGTTCGGCATCCGTAATGGTCAATGATGAAGATCTCTTATTCTGTCCAACATCTTTTAATACAAAGGCATAGCCACGGCATATCGCCTGTTCTGACGTAAGATATTTTGCAAAGATATAATTATTAAACATTATGTCATTTGATGGAATATTACCGAATATTGCATTTCTTAGGCAATCTGACGATACCAATAATTTATAACCATATTTAGTATTATTCTCATCGTCATTCTCTTTTGACGAAGGCAATACGTAATAATTATGTTTACCGACCTTAAAATTGTCTTTATTGGCATCACTGTATTTGAGACCTGGTATTTTTAATGTATTCATGATTCTCATTTGTCTATTACCATCATCGAAATTTACAATACCGTTGCCTTCAAATGTTACATCAATTAAAATACTCTTCATTTTTTATTTTCTATATTAAATTAAACTTTCTTTTCTTATAATTGTTACAGCACCAAAACCGAAACCTGTACACTTGCCGAGACCCATTTCATAGAGCATAGTTCTCGCCTTCTTATCACCTTTGACATACAGCATTATTTGTGAGCATATGTTCTTTTGTTTGCCGATTTCTATCATCTTTGTCTTTGCATTTTCGGGATGAAATAAACTAAAAGACAATGTATTGGCGACTCTTTCGCTCAAACCATTATGCATCAATTTTTTCCTTGATTTATCAGTAAGTACCTCGATGAAATTATCATCTTTAAAGGTAAGACTTCTACCATTCTTCGAAATATAAAGAGGACTAATGGTACGAATGATGTCATATTCTTTAAATGGCTCGAAAGCACCTATGTCAATATCCTTATAACGAAGGCCTCCGATAGACAAATTATCACAGTTCGCAATGATTCCACTTACTAAATCATTGATAAAGTCTTTATCATTAGATGATACTTGTATGTATGCGCCATTAGGAAACATTAATAATCCTCCTTTACTCATCTTTCCTCTTTGTATTGATGAGATGCAATAATCAGAAAAAGAACCGTGATATTTGTTATTTTCCCCTAAGCATCGGTTAATAAGACCGTTTACTTCTTTATTAAGGGGCCTATCAAATACTCCACTACCTTCAAAATTAATATTTAATATCATTACTCTTAATTTGTTTTACATTTACAAAGATACAAAGAATATTTTATTCTTCCAAGTATTTTACGTTAAAGAAACTTAATCCTTTGAATATAATCTTTCTTGTTCCTCCCGTCTATACGCCTCGTATTCGGAAATATAATCAGGAGAAAACTTTGCCGCATATAAATTTTTGTGCAAGAAAGAACTAACCTGTTTGAAATCATCAATATCGCCTCTAAATTTGCAATCAATTAATCTTTCCTCACAAAATCTAACCGCAGCCTTTTGTCTATCTGTTGTCATTGTATTTACTCATTTACAGCAGAACCACGTTTATGTTTAGTCTTGTTTGAATAGATGTTCTTCCACGACACGACATATACATTATCGTCCTCTATCTCATTGATTTTGACAATCTTAAATCCATTGGTAATAAAAGGTTCGAATACCTCATCAGTATATTCCTTAATGTCAGGCTCGATAGATACAAGACAATAATATGAAGGTGCTACAATGTTTGTCTCAGAAGCTGAACAGCATCTGAAATGTTCCTCTATACGTTCTCGTATACGTTTTTGCTTATGGGATATTCTATCCTCGATAGAAGTATATGAACCACGTCCATATGTGGTTTCCAACCATGCATACTCAGCCGTGAAGGGGATATTCTTGCTTGTCATCCCCAACTTGTCCTTTATTTTCGTGAAAAGTCCTATGTTCTCGATTTTCTTATTTTCTTCCATAACTTGATATGTTCCTTACATACTCATTTGAGTACATAGTATTATATATTTGTATTTACTTCGTTACATTTACTCGAATGTCTGTTTCGGCAAGCATTTTATGCAATCGTTTATCTAACACGACATTCGTATGTTCGTTAACCCTCTTGACAAATTCTTCTTTCGTAATTTCCGTAAATTGGCAATTGTTGAATGAATCATATATATCGGAAGACTTATCACGCATTCCTGAATTATAATCATCATCAACGATACCTTCGACAAACCAATAAGTTGAATTTATATTAATTATCCTGTATGCAAAAATTAATCTTACCTTAAGTACGTTATCATTGCCGTCTATCTGTTTTACTTCCCAATACTTATCTAAAGTAGACTCTAATTTGGCAAGTCGTTCATTGTAACCATCATTGCCTTGTGATAGGATTTCCGAAATTTCCTCGTTTAATTTCTTCGAATGCTCCGACAATGGGGAATCCTTCAAGGTTTTAACTATATCATCCAAATTATCTGACAAATCCAATAATTTAGTCTTTACACCTGTAGTATATAAACCTTTGTGAATACCTAAGTCCTTCAGAAAAAATTGATTTTTATTTTCCATATTATTAATAAAATTAGATTAATTATTTTTCGTTATGTATAATAAACGTCCCATTACCATCTTGATATGCGACCCATTTCTTTCCTTTGTGATACAATGCCTTGTGTCTACTGTAACGGTTTCCCCTGGCAATGACATCGACTTCCTTGTCAGTCAAGGAGTCGCTATGAAAGTATACTCTATTCACTGTATGGTCACTGTCATCCAGTACTATATAATAGCTTTCGTTCCTACTTGGGATATAATATCCGATACTGTCGCCGAATGTTACTTTGTCTGCGTCATAACCAAGATGGGACAATCTCTTTCGTATGCAATCGACCGCCTTAATGGAATCCGTGCCTATCGTAATTCCTCCAATATATGCACATTCCTCTTGTTTCATTTCTTGATAGGTTTGTGTTTTGCAAATATCATAGATATACCATCCAAGTAGTATCACCAATATGATAGTGATAAGTGTAACTATAATTTCTCTAATTAATTTCTTTTTCATAGTTTCGTTATTAAATATTTATACTATTATTAGTGTGGTTAAATAGTCGTTTAAATTCCTCTTGTTTGAATAATTCATTCAAAAAACGATTAAGTCTACCATTACCTTCAAGAAGGTCAAATATTTCGCTTACTTCATCAACAAGGAAGGTACGGAACGACCTTTCATCCCCAATAAACGTGGGAATTTCTTTATTTTTATCATTTAGACTGTCAATTATTTCTATTGAAAAGGTATTACCATTAAGAATGTTCTCATATTCTTTAATAAACCACTTACAATCGCCATTTGCCATATCATATACATCTTTTTTGTTCGCAATACGAAGAAATGGATATTCTGTTCTAATATCCCTTTTCGATATCTTTACCAAGACATTACTGATTTTATCATCGTTAATGAAATTAAGGCTTATTGAACCATCTTTATTGAAGGTCTGTAATACGTTAAAAGTTATGTACGTTTGACCTTTGAAAAGCCTCCTTATCTGATGTTCATCGTAAGGGATTTCATTATATGAGAATTTCCTGAATTTTTCGTCCTTGAAGATTATTTTAGGAAGACTTTTCATCGTGTATTCTTGTATATCGTTTAATTTAAAGTTACGATGGTTAATTTTTATCGTAATTCCATTACTACTATATTCCATTACTGTTTTAGTTATATCATTATCATCTTATAATACAATATTGTCAAATACATAAAACTTACAAACAATGCTAACAAAATAGCTCCCAATACTTGACAACCCTTATCCAAATTATCGAAAAAGTTAAAATTTTCCTTTAAGTCTATGTCCTTCGGCATTATCATACCTATCGAAAATAGTATAGTTATAGACGCAAATAGCATCGAAAGGCATAGTTTATAGTCAGTTATAAATCCAAGTACCAATATCATTAATGAGGCACCTCCCCATAAAGTCAGTCTTGAATCATTGTTATCATTATTACCCATACGCAAAACTATATATTTCTCTCATTATTTCCAAGAATTTTAAGTTAAATCTATCTAAAATCCTATATATATCATACTCATTTGAGTACATAGAAACTATCATATTACTCACTATCAGCTTCTTTTGTCACTTTTTCCACTATTTTTGCTGCAATTACTTTTGCCTTTTCTGCCTTATCTTTTCTTTCAAGGATGCAAATGTATTCAGACATTTCAGCGATGACTTTATTCACTTCATTTATATCCTTGCTATAATAAGAACGAATAATTAAATCAAGTAGGAACTTTCCTTTAATATTGTTGTAAGTATATGCTTTCTTTATAGCCGCTTTGTTCTTGGTGTCTTGTGCCATGTAAAACTCGCATTTATTCACCATCTTATCAATAACAGACACCTTCTTGGTTGTTACAAGTTCTTCATAACGTTTTGAACTTATGAAAATTCTCGTGAGTGATAAGCCTTTATTATATTTTTGCCTTAATACTTCTTCATTGTTTGCCACGATTTCCTCTGCGGTTTGTCGTATCTGTTTATCAGATTTCTTTATGTCATACATCGTATTAATGACATTTTTTACTTGCGCACGGTTATAAAGGAAAAATGACAAACTCTTCTTATATCGAACAGCAAATTCCTCGCAATTAGATGATTGCACGATTTCAAGGTCGTTTTTAGACGAAGGAAGAGGTGTAAAATGATTGGATATTCTAATTGACAAGCAATCATCTATGTTATAATAGCAACTCCCGCTATCACTTGTTTTCAAAGTGATATTCGGGAAATTGCCATCTATCCATCTTTTAAGATATTTCATATAATTTTTAAATGAATTTTAACTATTGCTTAAAATCCTCCAAGATTGTTGTATACGCCTTGACGCAATCATCGCCAAAAAGTAATTTCATCCTATCCTTGGTACTTACAGGGAATACACCATCCTTTATCTCTCGGTCAATAATCTCGGCAAGTTCACGACCTTTATTAATGCCTTTGTCTCTTAATTCAGTAACCCTTATTCTACGATACAAGCACTCCATTTTATCATCGTCTGTAAGAGTATCGGCGTAAGGTGGCATTGTCAGCATTCCCATAAGACTATACAGAGGGACAAAATAATACTTATCATATTCAAAATTGAATATGAAAGGATATGATTTCAAGGTAGTCGTTTGTATTGCACAAATCTTTTGATATAGATTTACGAATTTCGCATACTTCTCAAGACCCATCCCACTTGCAATAAATGAACGAAATTCCCTTTGCATATTATAGGCGCAGCAATCCATATCATTAAGGGTATAGCCTGTCAATGAGTAAAATAAGCAACGATAGCCATACTTCAATACATACTTACCCCAAGACTCTACCTTGCCATCATATACCGGTATTGTCTCGACACGTTTGGTTCTAATATAACCGATACCTTGCACGAATACCTTATTACCATCTTTGACTGTAATTGGCAAGCGATATTCCTTGGTATTCTCAACTTCATAGTTCTTCCCATGAAGACGAGTAAATTCCTCTAATCTTGCACCTTTCAATACAATGACATCAAATGTGCCATCCTTGAAAATATCATTAAATTTTCGTCTAATGTAATAAAATTTTGCTAATTCCATATTATCCACATTGTTTAATATTGTTTTACGGTTGCAAAGGTACAAAGAAATTTTGAAAATGCCGAATTTATCAAGTTAATGTGTGTTAAATACTTTTGGCAATATGCTTTTCACTAATTTCTTTTTAGCATCAGTATCACTTATGAAGTCAGTTAGATTAGGGCTTTCGTACCTATCCTCGCTTGTCATAGGTTCTATAAAAAATAATTTACCTGATGGAGGTGATATCTTTTGTGGCTTGACCTCGCTAAAATTATCAGGAACAGAATAACCTTGAGTTGGAACGTATCTATCTTCGCCTATGTCACTTTCAACCCAAGCATTTCCGGTGGAGTTCCCATTAGAAGCACATTCTGTTAAAAGATATAACTTACCTTCCTCATAGATATAACGTTTGCCATTATAGACGAATTCGTCACCATTATGCCCTACCATCTTGGTAAAACGCATTAACGGATTATCAAGGGATTTTTTCCTGTAATCCCTTTTCATTCTATCTAAGGCTTCAATGATGGTCTTATCAGCTTCTATTTCTTTATATTGTGGATGGTACTTCTTCGGTATTTTATCCAATGCTATCATCATGACACGATAGCAATCAGGACAATATTCACTATTGTTATACCTATCAAAGCATCCATCACCAGATGCTTGATAGGTATATCTTGTACCACAATGCTTACATTGTTTAATGACTAATCTCATCGTTTAAATCAATTTATATTCAATCGTTTTCATTATCTTCCCATTCTTCGTCATAATCATCTTCTTTGAGGTTATTCTCGTAGAAATCAGAAAGGAAATTATGAAATTTGATGATATTCTCGTTAAAGTCGTTTTGACTTCCGCAATTACAACTTGGTACACGATAACCCACATTAAGGGTCATTATTCGATAGTCGAATTTACTGAAATCAGAAAATGCTTCCGCAATACCTTCAATATCGAATATTGTTTCTTTATTCATACAATCGTTGTTGTATACCCGAAAACCATATTGCCATCCGAAAAAGAAATTACCTGCTGTAGTATTTTTCCATTTCTCGCACAATCTCTTTGACTCCTCAACAACCTCCTTTATTTCGACAGGAACTTTATCTTTAAATTCTTCTAACTTTAAAAAAAGACCGAACGGTGAAAATGGCATATCACTTAATATGTTTTCAAAACCTCCGCAATCTCTCTTGAACAATAATCTATGGAATGAAACATAGTCTTTAAAGAAATTTTCTCTTCTACTCGTCAAATCCTTCCATTTGCTTAATTCTTCGTATACCTTACGATGCTCAATAATTAAGCAAATATCATCATCAGGTCGTAATGCCTTTAACAATCCATCTTTAATTTTGTCATAGTTATGTTCATAAAGAAAATCTTTCTCATTCTTCAATATTTTGGATAATTTGGTGCAGTCTTCATTTGAACGTTCAAATATCTTCATGCAACCCTCAATATCGTCACAAATTGACAATTTCCACGCTCTCGCCGATGGTGTATCTTCAATGTTCTCAATACTACCATAATTATCATATTTACCGTATAATGGCAACGAAATTGGTTTTAATTGTGATGTGGTATAATAGTTGGTAGGACTATATTTTCCACGATTTACAATTACACAAGGAATAGCAACTATTGGGTCACTGCAACGTACAGAAAGACCTGAAACAAAACCTGTCGTATTATAACATCCCATATTATTTATTCTCCTTTATATTAAAAATTAATTAATTTATAAATTATCATAATCAAGCAAACCTCATATTTCCTCATCCGTCATGGTTGAAAAATCAACAGATGGATTTTTAGGCTTTTGTATTTCCTTGACTTCCTTTCTAATTAAATTGTGAATCTTTCCTATTATCGTCATTGATTCTACAATGGTAATTCCAAAGGTGTCTTGCAAATATTTCTGTAGCTTTTTAAAAATATCTGGTTCTTCTGAAACATTCATTTCGTTTATCATAATTGTTGTTCTCCTATTTTATTGTTTTTGTTCTTTATTTCTGTTTGCAAAGATACGAATAATTTTTGATATAACCAAATTTATCAAGTTAAAGAATGCAAAAAAGTGGCACTATCCATCACGGACGATACCACTTCGTAACTAAAAACAAAATAACCTATAGCAACTACAACGTTAAGTATCTGTTGCCTCCTATTCAAGGATGCCCTTACCAACGTTTTCTTTTACTTTATCCAATACATTGATAGAAGACTCAATGAGTTTAATATTACTCTTATATGAGTCTCTTCTTGTCTCATTAATTCTAATTGTACCTACGGGTTTGTTGTTCTCCTCATCGAAGCCATAAACCTTACCAGTTTTAAAATAGTCAAGCAACATATTCGTCATACTTACGAGGTCTGTCAATGCGAACTTATTGATATTCCACTCATCCACCCAAAACTCTTCCCACTTGTAATCATTTGGCAGCAAGCTAAACACCACACCCTTTGTACTTTGGTCATAGAATACGTCATTAGCGTAGAAATTCTTGCCATCTACCTTGATAGTACCGATTAATCCATTACCTTTTGATGAGACCTTGTATGTACTATAATCCAAGGTCATAATGATGTTGATATATGATTGCTTTAGAAACTCATTGAGATTTTCATTGAATTTCTTGTTAATCATTTCTACACGACTCTTATTGTTATATTTCTTCGCCATAGTCTTATTCCTCCTTATCTACATCTGTTCTGTCACACTCCTCGCCTGTGTAAGGTGAGTAAATCTCGTTGCCATAGGACTCAACTGCTTCGCTCTCGACAGCGAAAAGACCTTGATTTACGTGATAATACAACTCAAGTGTAAATGGATTTGTACGAACAAAGTTCTTGGCTTCCTCCTCTGTCATGCCACTCTGTTCAACGAGTTCCTTGACCTTTGCGTTGAATGCTATAGGATGTTGTGTCTCTGAAAGTAATACCTCGATAACTTCCTCGCTACCTGCCTTGTTAATCTTTGGTGCTGCCATAACTTTATAATTGATTAAATATTAATATAATTTTTATTAATTAATTAAAACTTTCTTAACTTACCGTCGGAGAAAACCTTTCCATCATCATCTCTCAACAGACGGTTAAGATATTCCTTCTCATCGTCTGTTGCAAAACGAATACGAGTAGGTATTACGCCTTTTGTATTATAATACAAGGCATCGTAATCATCCTCATAGCCTTTTGGCATCTTACTGCCAGCTGCAACAAATTCAGCAAACTTGCCGTCTTCGGTAATCTCTTCAAATATTGAAACATATCCAAAGGTACCCTCATCAGTATCTATCTCATTGTAAGTGTAGTCACCTCTCTTCAAATCCTTTACGGAAATGTAATCCAACTTATTTTCCATATCTCTTGTCGTTTTTATTTTACAAGTGCAAAGGTACGAATAATTTTTGATATAACCAAATTTTTTGCATTAAAGGATGTTAATATGACGATATTTAATCCAAAAATACTGGTAATCTTCTCCAAACTCCTCCATTCGGTTGAAATTCTTTCTGAAACTTACGGTTTTCAATTGTGAAATTAGTTTCCTCTATATTACATTCATCACCGAATAATTTATTAATGAAGTCATCGCTAATTCTTTGTACTACATATACTACCATAGTTTATCTATTTTATTGCCATTATTACTTTGTTTCTTTATTCTGTTGCAAAGGTACAACTTTATTTTGATAGTACCAAATTTATTGAGTTAATGAAAGTTAATTGAATGAAATTTATTGGTTTCGGCTTGAAAAGTACCTTATATAGTACTTATATTCATACTATATACTTGATTTTAATGATGTTAGAGAGAAACAAGATATATCAGATGGATGTCCTTGATGGACTTAAAAATTTGGATGATAAATCAATTGATTTAATAATCACGTCTCCCCCCTATAATAAGAGAGGTTTCAACGGAAATCAGAAGAGAACTGATAGTTGTCTTTGGAATAAAACAATCGACTACAATGGCGATGTCAATGTAGACAATATGCCAGAGGAAGTTTATGAAAAATGGCAAATAGAAATATTAAATGAATGTTTCCGTGTACTGAAAGATGATGGAAGTCTATTCTACAACCATAAGCTAAGAGTACATAAGAACAAGGCGAGTTTTCCATTGGAATGGATAAATAAAAGTAAATTCATTTTTAGACAACTTATAACTTGGGATAGAAGTTCATCTGTGAATTTGGATAAGTGTCGTTATATCCCTTCGACCGAATATATTTTCTGGCTAATAAAGGAAAGGAAAAATCCACGTTTCAAAAGATTAGACAATACATTGTTCCCTACTGAAGTATGGAAATTTGCACCGGCAAGAAATAACGACCATCCGGCACCATTTCCTATTGAATTACCTGATAATATCATACCAAATGTGGCACAAGGTGAGAGAATACTGGTACTTGATCCATTTATGGGTAGCGGAACGGTGGCTTGCAGTGCGGTGAAGAATAATTGCGATTATATAGGATTTGAATTGTTTCAACGATACATTGATATGACAAACGAGAATATAAAGAAAATGGAAGAGACAAACTAATTAATCTCTTCCATTTATGTTTTCGCTAATATTCGTCAATTTGCTTACCAACCTCACTTTTAATTAATTCCTTAGTATTGCTTTTAGATAACCAATCAAGAATGAATGGTTTGATGTTAAATGCCTTACTACCGAAGAATCCCAAATAAAGAAAAAGAATAATTGCCAACGTGCCTATTGCGCTTTTCACATCACGTATGAATGAGAAAAGCAAACTCCTTATCAATTTCGTCAAAAACATATAGTTTAATTATTATTAGGTTTAACTTTACCAAATGCGCAATATGTCACGAATGGTTCTGTCAATTCATCCCAATCAGTTATCTTATTACTGTCAACTGGTTTCCCGTCACCGAAAGTACATATCGTAATGTGCGGTGTGTCATTGGCGCAAGGAAAATCAAATGGATTTACTTTTATTGCCATCACCTTATCGGCGAGATAACCGATATGGGTGACTTTCATCATCACGGCAGAATATCGGTCTTTTCCAAATTTCTCCAAATTCTTTTCCAATTCGATTAATTCATCCTTGATTTTAGGATATTTGTCTTCCTGTGAATAATGGAGAAGTGTGCAATGGTCGAGGTATTCTTTCTTGCAATTCTCGAATAGGTGATTATACCCGTCCAACCGACGGATATAATCTTTTATTCTAATTTTATCCTCCTCATTGAGGAATAAACCATAATAGATGTAATCTTTAGCGTTCATTCTTATTCTTCTTATAAAGTTCTTGATATTCTTTTTCGTTCTCCTCAACTGTCTTGTTGTTTACAAAGGTTTCGATACCGAAATAATTACAATATTTACGTATCATTTCGATAAAATCGATATCCGAATACCTTTTGCCACCATTAATACGACCGTATTCCTCCGGTGTGAGCCAACGAGAGAAAGGTTTTTCTCCAAAGTTCTCTGGGTTGTATACCTCTTTGTTATTAGCTGATGTGCAATATTCATCCGCATAACCCATAAGGAAGCCTATCTTAAATTGACTCGGATCGTAGTTGTCGGTGTTCTCGGTAATCTGTATTACCATTCCTCCGTTATTGTTGTCACAATAATCAAACACCTCTCTAATTGATGCCAGACTATTTACATCAGCTTGTTCCAAGATTTCCTTTGGAATTTCCTCGGTAACATTGTATAACTTAGGAATTGTAGGGAACGATGTATCAAAGAAGTTATAGTCCTTTGAAAACGTGTCTTTGCTATAATCGGCGATGTGCAAAGATATCAAAGCAAGATACATGTTACGGCCAAATCCCCACTGATGATGCCATACGGTCTTCTTCACTTTACCTTCACAATCTTTCTTAATTACGATAATCTGTGTCCTCTGTCCCATAATTGATATTATTTTTAAACGTTACTACTTTGTTTCTTAATTCTGATGCAAAGGTACAACAAAAATTTGAGACTGCCAAATTTATTGAGTTAATGAATGTTAATTTACTTTGTTTTTGTAATAAAAATAAATTAATGGGTTTGTAAATGGGTCATTTGCAACACTATAATATCGTTTAGTCTTACCGTCTGTGTTTCGATAAATTTACGATCAATAGTTAGCTATCTCCTTGCGTTTAATTACGCCATCAACTACTTTGAAATTACAATTATTGATAACCCTATCAAACTCATCCATTGGATTGTATTTAGGTGACTCCCAACGTTTGAGAAATTCTGAATACACCTTATCAACGGATTTATTTATATTGGCATTTAGGAATTTAATAATAGGTTTCCAATCCATTGTAGTATACCATTTCTTATATTCAGTGGATTTTATCCCTTTATTTGTAACATCCCAATTTTTCAGGATACTGCGTTTAAATTTCCTTGGTCCGTCAGTATTTAGTCTCTTTAATTTAAAGTACGATGTCATTGTTACAATTCGTTAAGATAAGATAATCTGGTATTAATTACCGCTCTTTCTATTGCCACCATTTCTAATAGCATTGCCGAACTAAAATGTGTCTCAAATTTATTGCTATCCAACAATACCTTTGAAAATTCCGTGAAATATTTCGCTTTATCATCATTTTCTTCTACCACGACTCCCATTTCCTTGAATGCCTTTGGATATTGCATGTCATTAAATGTCTTACTCATTGCCTTGAGATCCTTATCATCCAAATAAGGTAATTTTTCGACAAACATTTTCTGTAAATTCTTAATCAATTCACTACCATTAATATTTTCAATAAAAAAATTAATCTATATGTAAAAAAAAAAAATAAAAATTGTAATACCAAGTATAATATACAATTCATCGTCTTGATATTACAATCAATTATAATCAATTAAATATGGAAATCTACCGCAGTGACCTCGCTTTCAAGTGAGACCTCTGAAAGTAATTCATCCACCTTTTTTTTCCAATCCTCTTCCGACATTTCGTTCGTAGTAATTGCCCACCATCCCATTTCAGCTTTCTCGTACCATTCGCCGTCTACAATGACACAGAAAGGATAGAAATCATTGGCGAAATGACAAGTATCTGTTTTATCTCCATTAGGTGTGCTAGTGTCGATATCACCTAACAGACAATTGTTAACATAATTCCCGTCTTTGGTACGTAAAAAACCGTTCCAACGACTCCAATTATCCGTTGAATACCAATCCCATTTACTATCCTTATTGTACGTTGACCATTCTTCCCATTCGCCATTATCATTTAATTTACAACGATTACCATCCCATTCATTACCATGTAACTTATATACATCGTTAAATCTTAATGGAATATTCGTATTATTAATGATATACTCTTCTAATTCATCATTATAAGCGAATATGAGATACCTTGCCCATTGTTCTTTTATTTCTTCATCAGTTTTACCGCTAAGAGAACTTTTATACTCCTCTTTATACTTCTCAAGAGTATAAAAATCATCGCCTTTCAAACCTTTGATGTGTTTGATTACATTATTGAAAAACTCATTTTTCTCATCCTTACTCATTGCGTAATTGTCTACGCAATAGAATTTATCGACAGCACTTACCTTTCTGGCAAAATAAGGTTCCACTTCACGATTCTCATTATATTTTTCCAAAGCATCCTCAAGGCTACCCTTGTAGCCGGGAGTAAGAATTACCAAACCTACGAAATGTGACATGATACTATTTTTTTTTAGAAATTAATTAATATTTAATTAAACTGCCATTCTTCTGACAGACAATTTTTCTTGTATCTTCAAATTGTATTTTTCGACTATACCATCGTATTGCTCCTTGGTGATATATGAACCTCGTGCCGTTGTCCTACACGATGGATAACTTTCAAATTCCTCTTCATTACTGGTAAAGGTAGCAAATTGAACTACTGAAGGCTGATAATTGGCGACCGTATCAACCGTATATAAAATTCTAAGAAAAATTATGATTTTACTTAGAATTTTATTTCTTGTTTCATCCTATCACTACTTTTTAGGTTGCTTTAGCAACGGTCATCCATAGTTGGACAGTCCACAAGCGTAAATTCGGCAGTACGGCTGCCTATTATTCTCTCACCTTCTAAAAGAATATTCATTGCGGCGTTCAAATCCCTATCATGATGCCCTCCGCATACCGGACAAGTCCATTCTCGTTCAGCAAGTGTTAAGCCCTTATAAACATAACCACAAACCGAGCAAGTCTTACTTGACGGATAAAACCTATCAATAAACACAACTTGCTTGTCATTTACAAGTGCCTTATTAACTAAGGTTTCCTTGAACTTGTAGAAACCAACTTCTTGGATTGCTTTCGCAAGATGATGATTTCTTATCATACCTTGCACATTCAAGTCTTCCATAAAGATGGTATCAAAGTAAGTTAATAATTCGTTCACTGTATAATGGATATAAGCATCTTTCTTATTCGTAATTCGTTCAAATAACTTTGCAATACGAACTTGTGCTTTTTTCCTATTATTAGAGCCTTTAACTTTCTTTGATAATTGTCTTTGGAGTTTCTTTATTCGTTTCTCTTCCTTTTTGAAAAAATGTTTGTTTTCAAATACTTCTCCATCGGATGTAATGACAAAATCTTTCACTCCAAGGTCAATACCAACTTGTTTATTTGTGTGTTCAAACTTCTTTAATTCAGTATCTTCCATTTCAATAAGAATGGATAAGAAGTAGTTACCACTCTTGGTTTTCGATAAAGTAGCACTTCTTATATTCTTATTATACTTCTGTAGTCTGCTGAAATACAAATCCGAACAACGGAATTTAATGTTCTTTAACGGTGTTGTTAAACTGATATGTCTTGTTTCAAAAGTATTGTGCTTTGAAATTGCTTCCAGTGGAAACAATGCTGATTGTTTATCCTTCTTTGTTTTGAACTTTGGAAACCCATTATGTTGTTTGAAAAACCTTTCATAAGCCGTAAGCATTTGTCTTATAGCTTGTTTCATAACCTTTGTGTTCTGCTCTTTCAACCAAGCATAATCTTCATTTTTCAGCAATGTTCCATGAAAATATTTAGATAAATCAGTTAAACTTAGATTTATTTTATTCTCTTTATAAGCATTTTGTTTAAGAGCAAGTGTTTTGTTATAGACAAACCGATAGCACCCAAGCACTTTATTCAGTGTTTGTTCTTGTGCCTTATTCGGATATAGTCTAATCTTAACTGCCCTTAACATTTTATATTATGTTCTATTCATTCTATTATTTTTTAATCAGTGTTACATAACACGAGATTTATTCTTGATTTTTTTTTGTTATGTATTCATAAGGTGTTTTATATTAATTTTTGTTAACTTTCTCATTTTTCTTCTTTTTTCTTCGTTCAGCACTTCGTTTTCCATAGAATTTACCACTGAAACTTGCGAGAAGACTCATCATGTCAGCAGCAAGTTCTTCTGTATCAGACACATCCATTCCGTTTATAACAATAACTTCGCAACCATAACTCTCAAACATCTTCTTGATGAATTTAAATTGGAAACGTGTAAGTCTATCCTTGTGTTCAATTATTAGTTTGTTTATCTTGTGTGCAATGATTAAATCAGTCAGTTTAACAAAACCATTTCTATTATCATTCAAACCACTTCCAACATCTTTTATAATATGTGTGACCAACAAACCGTGTTTTGCACAATATTCAGATAGTCTTTGCGATTGTCTATCCAAATCACCTTTTTGTCTTTGTTCATTGGAACTGACTCTTGCGTATGTTGCACAAACAATAGGTGTTTCTTCTTCCTCTTTTCGTGTTAAGCCAATAAATTCATCAAGAGTGTCAGTATCATACCTACGATGTCCTCCGGCTGTTTTTAAAGGTCTTAACTTGTCTGTCTTATCCCATTTTCTTAAAGTGTCTTGAGAGACATTGAGATAAGAGGCTGTATCCTTTATACTCAATAATCTTCCCATTATACTTTATCATTTTCTATTTTATTTAGGGTTTCGACAATAATGTTCTTGGCATTATCCAACAGTAATTGAAATTCATCTACTGTTATATTTTCATCTATATCAAAGGTATGTTCGTAAACATCACCATTGTCAAGTGTGTAATCTGTTTTTGTGACTTTAACTACTTTTGGTTGCATATTTAACAACGATTTCTTTAACTTATTTATCTTTGTATTCATATATAAATATCATTAACTTTGCATAAAAACAAATAATTTTTCGTAGATTTTCTTAAAATTTTATTTAACAGTTTTTCACCCTTTTCTTAACCAATCTCATTGACTCCCATTTGTCTGTCATTTCTTGCGAAACGTTATATCCTACAATATTGGCATTTGTACCTCTGATTTTCAATTGATTGGCAGAACTGATATATAAATTCTGTCTGAATTGTTTGCTGTGAGCCTTTGTCGTAATAACCACGTTACTCTCCTTGGTGTCAACGGCTGCAATCATATTATAAACCTCATTGTAAGTCATAAGCAATTAGAATAATTTAATCGAATATTGTTTGTTAGTATTTGAGAAATCATCGACATAGGTAGCTTGATTACCGTTGATATCCCATTTGTCCTTATCATCACCATCCTCGATATCCTGTGAGACATTATCCTCCATCGCCTTGACAGCATCAGCCTTTGTCTCATATAAACCAAGGGTGTCTACGAATAACTCGCCATCATTATCTATCGAAGCGTAAGACAATGCCCAAAGATGAATTCTAATTTTCATATTATAATCTCCTATTTTTAAAAGTTATCGTTTTGTTTCTTATTTACGTTTGCAAAGGTACAACAAATTTTCCATACTACCAAATAATTTGAGTTAAAGTATGTTAAAGCCTACAATTTATTTCATAAAAAATCCCCGTGATAAGAAATCATACCAAACTTATCACGGGGTAAAAAACAATAAAAAGAAAAATGAAAAACAACGAAACCTATTGCAAGATTTTAATCTTTACATTATTATAGTATACTAACTTGCTATCCTTTGGATGTAACAGAATATCTACACGATGATGGAACCTTTTGTTCATTATATCCCTCACTTCATAAATGCCCATTCCTTCAATCCATATACGTTTTGGCTTATCCTTTGGAAAAAGATATAACAAATCCCTTGAAATTGCACACCACTTAATTTTGCCACTCTTGAGATGCCTTAAATTAATATTACTACCATCGGCAGTTACCAACGGCTTACTATCACATTGTGATTTGACAGGCTGATAGCAAGTTACCGTTACGTGTGAAGTAATGTGTTTCTGTGCGGATGCTCCTATCGACGGAAGAAACATCAATGTGAGTAATAAAAAAATGAATTTATATCTACTTAATTTTTTCTGTCCCATTTACGAATTTATTATATTTAACAAGATATTCCACCGTATCATACATTATATGATTACCTTTGACGGTGGAACAGATATTCCTAAGAGTTACATCTGGTTCCTCATAGAAAATATCCCTTAAATTATCTTTCTCATCACGCCCATTAATACCAAGATACCACAAGATTTGACCGAAACGGAAATTAGGTTTGTCTCTCACTACCTCTTCCAATACCTTGAGTATCTCTCGGTTACATTCTTGTCTTTTTGTCTTACTTACATATTTCTCCATTTGATTAAATTTCAGATGTAAACTCCTTGACATCAAGGACTACGAAATCTAGATTGTTGTCCTCTTTGAATAAAGAGAGCAATTCATTGAAACCGTTACCACAATAATAGCCAATCTGATTGTCCTCCTCGTCAGAAACTACATCACAAGACAACTTGATATTAAACTCGCCCTCACTATCAGGTTCATCATTGAAACGAACATCACAGATTGCGAATTTAGGTAAAGTTTTCTTATTATCCTCACAAAATGTGAGATACTTACAGGTGGCATCAACGATATTATCATCAAAGACCTTATTCAGTACCTTTTCAATCTCCTTGTCGGCGAAATCGCCAAGTGAATAGGTGTTGGCAATACCATTCTCGTCCATTTCATCGAACCATACGGTACACCTGCCATCCTCATCGCATTCAAGCACCATACGGTCAAAGTCACCAATGGCATTGTTAGACAAAGTTAATTGCAACTTGTCAGTAAAGACGAAAGTTTCATTTGGAATAGTCCTCAAAATTGCCTTCAGAATACTCTCGTTCATTTTTCTTGCTTTATTCATAACTTTTAATTTTTTAATTATTTCTTAATTACAAGTGCAAAGGTACAAAGAAAAATTGGATTAACCAAATAATTTGAGTTAAACAATGTTAATCTATTTCTTTATATACCGAATAAACCATTACTATTATCAGTATTACAAACAAGGCGATTACACCAGTTACATCCGTTACCCTAAAAAATAGATTTATTATAACATTAATGAACACCAATACAATAAGCCATACGGCTACTATTCCTATTGATTCAAATAACTTTTTGAATTTATTATTTATCATACAAGACGTTTACCTCCTTGAATTTATCAGTAATTTCGATATATTTTTCGTGTGCAGTCCTATAATCATCATAGGATAATATGATGATGTCATTATACTTTTCATTCCTTATAATAACCTCAATATAAGGATCAATGTATAATATACCTTCTTTTTCAGTCTTGCTCACATGCCCTTCACCTTGACGATTTATCAATTTATTAATTATCTCATTGATGATTTCATCTGTGGTGTAACATTTAGTCGTCCAAAAAATTCCGGTTTCATAAATATTAGTATCGTAAGTGCCAATTCTTTTCCCACGACAAAATGGAAGCCATGATCCGGAATATTTAGGGTCTCCCTTGGAATGTACCTTATTAAAATTAATAAAATAAGGATGCTCAAAAGCATTGTAATAACGGGCAGCATGTAAGACGATTCTTTCAATGAATTTTCCATTAAGGGCGATACTCCTTATTTTATCTTCGTATTGTTTAATTTCTTCGTTTGTCATAATAAATTAATTGACTTCTTCTTTTTTAAGTACACTTTTAACATCTTCAATGATATTGCCCAATGCGCCGATTTCTTTGTAAGGCGGGAAAAACTTACCCTCCAATTCAGAATTGACGGATAATAATCTATGAATGACTGGGTGTAGATAATTCCTCAATCTAAGATATTTATCTTCGGCTTCCTTTGCCTTGGCATCGGCAATGGCGACCTTACCTTGCATTTCTTTCTCAAGTTCACTTCTTAGACTTTTTTCTTTTTCTCGATAATCGGCTGCCGACTTATTGTAAAATTCCCTTTCCTTGTTTATTTCTTCCTCAACCTCTTTTCTAAGAGTCTCCTCAATATTTTCACGAATATCATCGAAATTGACATAGGTATCTTTATTGTAATACTCCCTATTAATAATAGGGATTATGCCGTTTTCATCCATTTTAGGAATCCGTTTGCGGATAATGATTTTACGACCGTTTTTTAATTCTTTATTTTCAGTCTCTAATTCCTCAACTCTTTTCTCAAGCTCTTTCTCGTGTTTCTTGATGGAATCAAATTCCTCATAACCTATTGTTACTTGTACCATAATTGTCGAATGTTAATAAATTTACTTAATATAAAAATTAATTGATCTAATCTTCAATTTTCAGCAACCTCATGTTCGCAATTATCATATCCGTCATTGTATGCCAACGAATAAATCTCGGACACCATTTCAGCGATAGTATCAATATTATATTTGCCAATGTCCAGTTTCTCAAGGAAAGGGAGCATTTCATTATGAAACTTATCGTCTGCCTTGCATTTACCAAAATAATCACCACTTCCGATGTAATAAGTATTGTTGCTGTCTGTCATAATGTGATAGATATTGTATATGGAAATAGATTGATTTATAGTTCCGACCAACCTCTCATCTGATCATAATTTTGCTTCATCATTCTGTCAACAAATAACGCCTCTTCAAAAGAGCCAAATCGAATGCTTCCTTTTTGAACGGAAGAATCCTTATCAATATCGTTCATTAATGTTATCTCGTTGTTGACAATTACATAATTACCTTTCGTTATCTGACCATTGTAATACTTAGTGACCAATATATCACGGAAGTATTTTTTCAAAACAATGGCAATATAACTGTAATATAGTACTGAAGGAGCATAATGCTTCAGAAAATTACTGACATTGGCGAATGTAAACTGTTCGGAATTAGCCATAGTCGCATCCCAATGGGCAATAATATCAGATAAACGTGTCAATATTTGTTTGAATACTATGTTTCCATTCTTGAAATCTGACTTCTTGGTGTCAATCTCATAGCCGTTTGGAATATCTACCTTAACTGATTTTACTTCATTTTCCATATTGTCATTACTTTTTATTTGTCTGTTATTTTATTTTCTGTTTGCAAAGGTACAAAGAAAAATTGAACAAATCAAATTATTTGAGTTAATAAAGGTTAATTGAATTATTATTATTATTAATTCTTGTTTTGCCCTTTACGTGCTTCAAGTAACTTGCACATTTGGTAACTTATATCGCATCCATAGGTCAATGAATAACGTTCATGAGTGTTCCTGTCATAGTCAACGTAAGCGTCACCAACCTTACCATTGTAAGGGCAATACTCACGCTCAATGTAATAGTCTGGTTCACCAAAACTGACACTGCCATCGTCAGTAGAAACGGAAACATTGTAGCAAATGTAATATATCCTCCAATCAATGCAATATTTCTCAATACTGTCATATCGTAAGCTATTGTCTACACCTACAAGAATTTCACCCAACGTTTTAGGTCTCTTGCTTACCTCGTCCTTTATCTCCATCATCTTATGGAGTAGCTTATCATCAAACTTCTCGCACTTGAACGGTTTGTGGGAAATCATCCTATCCCGAGGTGCCTTCTCGTTCAATGCCGAATTAATAATCTTCATACAAGAAGGACAATATCTATCATTATTTAATGGGCTGAAAACATAATAGCCACCACTCGAATGATAATCATATACATTGCCACAATACACGCAACGCCTATTCTGTATATCCATATTTGATAATGCTAAATAAAAACTAATCTATCCTTATTTATTTCTCTACGATGTTTCCATAATCATCCAATGACAATTTATTCAAGTCATACCTAAACCATTTGGATTTATCCTTGTAGGAATTTAAATCATTCTGTAATTTGTTGGAGGCTTTCAATATTTCATCCCTGTAAACACCTTCCTTGGCTGAAGGCATAACAAGACCTCCCATTTCAAGTTGACTTTCGTCCTCATCAAGACTGATGTTTATGGCATACCTAATACTCGCCCTCTCGCCACTCGCCTTTCTAATGATTGCAAACATTCTCGGACTTACTATCACATTGTAATTTTTGTCAACATTTATCAAAGATTGCACGTTTTCCTCGAACCATTTCATCAAGGCAAGGTCAATGCACTTGCGAGGTACGGAGGTGAAACTCTCATCATCATTTATGCTACGGACATTGTAAAAACACTTTTTCCAATCATCGCTTGACAAAAGACAACGGCACAGACGATGGATGCCAAGGTCAAGTATCTCGTCCCAATGATGTGTCTCTACGAACTTATATAAGTTGTCGCAATGTTCCACATTGTAATCGAAGATAGTATCTGACCAATACGATGGCTCGTTCACGGTTGAATGAAGGAAATTATCGAACCTTGAATGATAATATGCTTCATTGCTTAAATTATGGTAGTATTCATGATAGATACACCATTTGTAACCTTCCGAAAAATTCATATCCATTTTCCTTTTATTCTAAGCATAAATCAAGTCTATTGGAAGAACCTCCTTCTCCTCAATTACCACACTCTCGACAACGGTAACGTAATGACCTATCTTCTCCACCAACTCCCGTGCTTCCAACTCCGATATTGCATTCACAATAAAAACCTTGCCAAGGTCTGTCTTTACGTGATATAAAACTATATTTCCCATAATGTAATCCTTTAAATCAATTTATGTTTTATTTCCGTCGGCAAAGATAAGAAGAAAAAATGAATTATCCAAATAAATTGAGTTAAAGAAAGTTAAACCTTCAATGATTTCATTTCTTTCCTTATATATTCCTTGTCAGGTTTCCAATAAGGACAATGGATTACCTCAGGAATTGCCGAATGGCGTGCTTTAATGGCTTCCTTATTACTGCACCACCAATTAACGTGTGCCACCATAAAGTCACAATAGGCACAACCCCGATTCTCATATAATGACTTAACAAAATGAATTTCCTCCTTAATTAATGGTCTCCTTTTAAAACCTACTATCTTTCTGAACGACAACTTTATCATAGGCTATATGAAAAAATTAAATTAGCTCTCAAAGAAATGGTATCGTCTATGTAAGGTATCAAAGACATTATCATCCAGATAGAATGTCTTGAGCATAAAGTCACCATCAGATGTATTTATAAATTCTTCAAAAGAATGGAAGTCCCTCCACAGTTGATTAAAACTAATCAATTTAAAATTCCATAAGGCAAATAAGATGCAACAACATGATATATACACACATTCAACCAAGGTGTATAACAGAACCAATAACGCCCAAATTATTTTATGTACTCGTAGATATTTCATTCTATTTAAACATTGAATTTTTTTAATCCGCAAAGCTATCCTCGCCATCCTCAACCTTAATTACCATTGGGATATTCTTTCCACGGACACCGACACTACACCTATATTTCTTACCCTCGTAATCTAAAATGCAGCCACTCATTATACCTGCGTAATACCCGTCACCCAATTCACTAATACACTGAAAATTATTCTTCTCTTCCATATTATTATTATTGTTATTATGTAATTAATTAATTTTAATTTCCGTTTCCTTTCGTAACAATGAAAACTCCCTGTCCAGTCTGTCAATCTCCTCCTCTCTTCCCTTATACTCCTTCAACAAGGAAAACATATCATTAAACCGACGAGGGAAAATAACATATTGTCTATTCTTACCATTACTGAAATTACTCTTTGATTTTTTAACTCCGCAAAGATAAGGAAATAAAACGAAACCTCCAAATATAATAGGTTAAAAAAACTAAAAGTGAAAAAGAACAATAATGGAGGTTAATGCCATACATACTCATTTGAGTACATAGGACAAGAATAAAACATTACTAACTGACATAAATCAAAATATAAATCAATTTATAAGATATTAAAATAATAATAAATATAAAAAATAAACTGGTATACATGTATACTAGTTATTTTATAATTTTTAATTATTTATTCTTTAATACTAGTAATAATATTATAAATTAAAAAATAAATAATATATTATAGTATACAGTAAATCTTATCTTGTTTTTTAACCCAAATAGGTAAAATGGAACACTAAAATTACTATATAGAACATCATAATATACATTGCCCAAAGGATATTCTCGGCTAAATCACTTAGAATTAAGGATTTACGTAACTTGAAAGGTAAATATCTGTAAAATAATCGGAAAAGGTAAATAAAAATAGATTAATTCAAAGAATAATGTTCCTTAAGAATGACGAGGAACACATAAGGAAGAATTAAGACGGATTGATTTATGGCGGGAAAGGAATTTCATTGATAGGGATATGGTAAAGAAAGGTAAGGTGATTGATAGGGTATAAAAAAGTATATGATTTCAGTGAGGAAAGGTAATGGAAATTAAGGTGAAAAAACTGTGTGTTGTGTATCTCCTTGACAATTTTTAAAAATTTTAAACTAACTTTAACTATTGTTAATTTTTCATAACAGATTAATTCATTCATACTGAATTTTATTTTCACTGGTAACATATTCATCCTGTATATTATATTTACTTTCCGTTCACATATCCCGTAGATATATAAATTATGTTATATATGATTTTCCTTATAAATTATAATTATTTCATTTATACTCATGACAAAATCGGTATGGGATATTTTCTTATTTTATCCCACACCTCTATTGATTACATACTCATTTGAGTACATATTATATTGCTTTCTATCTTAGTGTTACCTTATCCCCAAATTGCGTAGATGTATTTTCCACTGCGTATTATTTCCTGTGCTCTATCCCATCCGTAGTCTCTTTTCATTCCTCGTATGGAGCCTGTGCAGTGGATTGATGAATACTTTTTGTCCTTGAGGTAGTTGTCGATTTCCTTGACCGACATGTATCTTGTCTTTGTTGCCATAGTTGTATTATTGTTATTATTATTTAATTGATTTTAAATGATTGATATAAGTTATGTTATAGTTTGACGAGATTGCACTTGAATCCTTTGAGTGTGATTTCTTGGTAGTCCTCGTCAGTGAATATATCATCTGTTTTATTGAGATTGAATTTAAGTCTGTTTATATCGTATGGATATGCTTTCTTGAATGAATAGATTATATCCATTGCGATGTCGTTTGTCTGTGCGTAGTTTATGTCCACGTCCATTGTGAGATAGTCGAAATTGATGTCGGCGATTTCCTCGTATGAATTGATGTCCCTTATTGTCATTGACATGTAGTCATTGGTTTCACTTTGTATGTCAACGTGTAACTTATTGTAATAGTCGAAAGAGATATTGTCGGGAAAGTCGAATTTGGTTACTTTATTGATGAGTTGTCCCAAGCGTGGGTATCGTTTGAAGACTAATTTATCTTTATTATTATTTGTTGTCATTGAGATTGGGAGTTTTATAAATGAATGAATTAATTTATGTATATGCGTATGTATTATCTTACATTGTAGGATTACTCATTTGAGTACATATATACGGGTATGATAGGGATATTCCTCCTATTAGAAGTTGAACTATCCCTTGTCGAAGTAGTGGTTTCCGTCGAAGATTTTGATATTGTTTTTATTTTGGTGGAATTTTCCCTTGTTGTTTACACGTAAATAGCTTACTCCGTCATAGGAGCATAAGTCGGCTAATATGTTGTTTATCTGCATATTTCCGTGGCATTTGATGGCATAGTGCCGTCTTGTCTGTTCAGTTACGTATTTGACGCTGAAAGTGATGTATTTTGGATAATTTGGTTCATCCTCGGTTAATACGTTTATTGCCTTTGGCAGTTGTTGCTGCTGTTCTTTCATAATTGAATGAATTAATCTTTACTATTTAAGTTACTTGATAGTAAATTCAGTGATACCTCTTGGGTTAAGTTTATGGATTTCGGGTACATCTTTGTTGTCCTTGATGAATCGGTAGGCATTATCCCAAGCGAAGTAACTTAGCTTCTTAGCTTCTTTCTTTCTGCCGTCAAGTGGTACGGTATAGATTTGAGAGCCTTGTGCGATGAATTGCATTCCGTCTATTGCGGTTACTTTCAGGTGTTTTTCCCTTATAAGTGTTTCCTTAATGAAGGTTAAGTCTTTCTGTGTGAAGAATTTAGTTGTGTCCTTGATAGAAGGGGCGAGTGCATTGAAAGAATCATTTATGTCGTATGGAGTTTTGGTGATATATACTTTTCCGTTCGGTGCGGTAAGGATAACTTTATTCATATTAATATATGTTTTAATTGATTTATAATATGGTATAATTGGCTATCAGGAAAACTCTTACTTATTGAAGAGTTTTCCCACATACATATCGAATATTGTCTTATATTCTTCTGTATCATTTCTGAACAGGAATAGATGTATAATCACCCATTTAGTTTCCTTGGCGAGATATTCCTTGAGTTCTTTCATTGTACGGAAAGCCATTGGCAATTCATAGTTTTGCCCATAGCGAAAGTATCGGGTATGTGCTTGGTGTTCTTGTCCCTTATAGATTGAAGTTATACCTCCGACACTAAAATCGCCTTTGAGTAGGTCTATAACGTCTTGTTTGTCGGTTATGTCGAAGATATAGTCAACACCGTCTTGTGTGTCCTCTTGCCACATATTATATGCCTTGAGGAATGTCGGGAATATGTTTGGGTTATTATCGTCCATGAGTTCATGAGCAATAATGTTTGATACTGAATCCATAAGGATTTCATAGCTTTCCTTGATGTTCTTGCTAATGATTTCTGTAGTTGTTGTTGCCATAATCTTTTATATTGTTTATTGTTACTTTGTTTTGTTCTTAATTACGAGTGCAAAGGTACTACATTTTTTTGATACCGCCAAATTATTTGAGTTAATGAATGTTAAGAGATAAGATTTTCTTATAGATTGATTGATTTTTCATTATATATGCTACTGAAAGTATTTGGATAGTTTGTTCCGTTTTAGAACACTATTTTTGAATTTTGCTATAGAGAAATTTTTGAAATTATCCGTTTTTGTTCCGAAATAGAACATTTTGATTAATAGAAAATAATTTCATTTTTAGTTACTTTTTCAACGTTAGAAATGAATTGATTTTTATTTTCAAATATTAGTATTATTTAACAAAAATAATACGCACGGCAAGGAGACAATACTTTATGGTTTCATCCATACCTTTTAATAATGTCCTTTATTATTAACACTGCAAAGGTACGAATAATATTCGATATAACCAAAAATATTAAGTTAATGAAAGTTAAGAAAATGTTAATGATTATTTATCTCTTTATAATCATCTATTTTATTTATTCTTGAATGAGGTAGACAAAAAAAGATGGCAGCTATACTTCATGTACCACTACCATCAGTGCCTCCGTTCCCGTTCTCGGGGAGTAATGACATTTACGTTGGTTGCATATATATATATATATACATTAGGCTTCAAAAATTATGTATTTCTACACATAAATCTATTTTTTTCTTTGGATAAATTGTTCGTTTAATACTACGATTGTAATAAAAATTTACTTCTGTCATTCGTTTTTCTTGAATGGTCTTTTGTTCTCATTTAGAACATTATTTTGAAATTTCTCTATAGCGATTTTCTTATATTCCATTAAATTTGTTCCGTTTTAGAACATTCTTCATTTGGTATTATATTGATTATTTTGTCATAATATTTTATCATTTATTTTATTGAAATAATTTTCAGTCTGTTATTGTTATGTTTTATATTAAAGATAGATTAATTTATAAAATGTAATGATATAATAAAAGGGATATGCAAGGCTATTATTTTATCCTCACATATCCCATAGTATAGTATTTTATCTTATTTGGCTCTTATTACGCTGCGTGTGGCTCTTGAATAGGCTCGGTGGCATTATTATCCACGTTATCCGTTTGAGTGGTTTGTGGAGCGTTATTTGGGGCATTCTCCACTACCTCATTGTCCGTTGTTGGTATTGTTCCCTCTTCATTCTCCTTTTCCTTGATTGTAAAAGGAATGTTAAGGTTCTTGCAGAGTTGACCATAGTCTCCTCTCTTGACGGCGATTTTGCCTAATACTTGGGACTTGTTAAGGTCTGTCAAGAAAGTGTCCATATCCGTGCTTACTTTCTCGTAATAGCGCATCATTAGACGGATTGTTACATCGGATAGTTTCTTGGACTTCACGCCGTTGTAAGCGTTGTATGCCTGTCCGTATAGTGCAACTTGCTCAACCTCTTCGGGTTTGAACTTCTTATATCCCTTATTGAACTCGGTCATTTTATATGCACCCTTTGCGATACCCACGGATAGGATGAAATAAATTGGGATATCAGGGTGTTTGTCCTTAAAGTCTACTATCTGTTCACAGATTGACTTATGGAGTATTGCGTTGACCTTTTCTTGGTATCTCTTTGCGCCCTCTTTGTATTGTGCAAGGTTGTACTTGCCCTCAAGTTTGTTCTTTGCGGTGTTACGGATTGCGGTCTCAATAGCTGAAACTTTCTTAGTCTCGTTGTTGTTGTCATTGTTCTTTGTTGCCATAGTTGTATTGTTTTTAATTGATTAATATTTATGTTATAATGGAATAGATTAATTGAAATTTAATTTTCCAATAATTCCTGTATCTCATACCACTCCTTTGCGTTGTCAATTACCTTGTCTGTAACATTATCGTCATCGGGGTCAATATCATTGAAGATACCATCACTTTTCATTTCTGCAATTTGAAAGTCGCTGTAACCCTCGCCGTTGAGGATATTCTTGATTTTATCGTCCAACATTGTCTTGATTTATTTTTAGAATGTTATTAATATATGTTATCGAATTCGTTCTCCAAATCGGTATATGAATCATCGTCCGTTCTTTCGATTGAACACATTTCCACATAGTCGGCAGAGTTTGCCTTTGCATCGTCAGAGAACAGATTTAACTCCTCCCACTTTTCTTTGATTTCCTTCAGGTCTTTGCCCTTGATGTAAATCTCACTTCTGAATGTGAATCTTACTTCCATATCTTTTAATTGATTTTTATTTTATTACCTTGGGACTATCCCTTGATTTCTGATGCAAAGGTACGAAGAAATATCGGGATAGCCAAGGGATTTACGTTCTTTAACTTTTATTTAACGTTCATTCACACATTATTACTACCGATTAATTGACTTTTACACGGATAATGGTGTTTCGTTTCTGTTTCAGTCGTTTGTTGTCTCTGAAGTTGAAATACGTTGCGACCGTTGAGAATGTTGTTAATGTTGCGTAATTGTCACCCGTGTGCAGTCGTTTCAGGTGTATCTTCTTTGGCGAAGAATTTTCCGTATGTACGAGTAACGTAGTAACAAAGTTATTATAACCCTCAAGTTGTCCTGATGTAAGTGTCAGTGTTACCATTTGGGTATAGTGAAAGCCGTCCTCGTCAAACTTGTTGACATAGGATATTTTGATGTTATCATCTGAAATTGTCATAATCGTCTATAAGTTTGAATTGATTGATTTTTACTTAATGTTATTGTCATACATTATGTCGGTAACAATATCAAGATAGCTTTCATCATCGTCATATTCACTCTTTGAGTAATATAACTTTAATGATGTTGATTTGTCCTCGAATATGGTGAACTCGAAGATATTGCCTTCAGCGTTGGTGAACTCACAGGTGAACGTGTTTTCCCCGTCGTGGTAGTCGAATAGGTACTTATCAATAGTTACCTTGTATTCGTTGCTGCCTTGACTGAATTTTATTTGTACCTTGTCGAAGTCAGGGAGTGTTACGTTCTCCACCTTATCGAAAATCGTTGTCTCCTCGTACTTTTGTGATTTCTTAACGTTGCCGAAGAAATGCTTATTGTTAAATGTAGGCTCTGTACGTTCTACTATCAATTTTGCTACTATTGCCATAATATTGTTTCTCCTATCTTTTAATTGATTAATACTTTAATTGTTTTCTTTAATTTTGATGTTGCAAAGGTACGAAGAAAAACTGGTATCTCCAAACTTTTTGAGTTAAAGGATGTTAATCGAATTGTTAAAAATTGATTATCTTGCTTATCTGTTCCTCCGCAGTGTCGAGTGAGAATTGAATTGTACTTTGTCCGCATAATGGAACACGTTGAGTGGCAAAATACTTTCCTATGTTGTTCTTTGAGAATACGATTGATGAATGATACTCCCCATTGTCCTTATGGCGCACTACGAGACAATTATATGGCTCTGTGTCATTTGACTCAATATTGAGTTTGCCTTTCTCTATCTCCACCGTATACTTGTCAGTGTATACATGCTTCTTTGCGTATTGCAGTAATGTTTCCATCAACTCATTAACCTCGGGCAATTTCTTTGCGTCCTCTTTCATTTGCTTGAGTCGTTCTATTAATTTGTCGCACTCGTCAAGGATAAGTGAAAGTGTCTCCTCGCTTGCGTGATAGCAATTCTTTGGGAATACACGATAGTTGCCGCTTGTTATATCAACACTATTGTAGTTTCTGTCATGTGAAGATAGATTGAAATATACTGAATTGATGTTCTGTTCGTCAAAGCTGCATAACTTGCCGTCATTGAACCACATTGATGATACCTTATATGATGGACGGATGCAACCTCTCTTTCTTAGCATTTCAGTAAGATTGTTAAGGAATTCCTTGAACTCATCACTGCCATCGGAAATAAATCCGTGTATACCAAGTGTCTCCTCCATTTCCAAGAAGATAGCTGCTTGTCTCTTCTTGATTTTGTCTGAATATGTTTTGTTGCTCATATTTTATAATACTTTTAATTGATTAATATTTAATTTATCCGTTTTGTCGTTCTTTCTGATTGACGATGCAAAGGTAGGCATTTTTCTCGGAATAACCAAAGGATTTACATTTATCAACTTGGTTTTAACATTGATAAACACATTGGTTGGATTTTAGATTAATTCATTTAATGTTATATATTTTAACAAAAAATTATTGACCCCGAAGGAAAATATACTCTATGATTTCACTCATACCTTATATAAGACTATAGGATAAAATAAAAATTGATTACCCTTACTATCTTATTTCGGATGCAAAGGTAATCAATTTATTTCATTCCTCCAAATTTATTGAGTTAATGAATGTTAATGCTTTGAATTTTCTTCCTCTATGAATTTTTTCCTAGACATTTCAAACACGATGGTTCCTGCATTTGCGATGGAAACTATTTTCCCCTCACCGATAGCTTTCATTATCTGTTTATGGAACATTGGTCTACGCATAAATACTTCGCCTTTCTTGCCTTTCAATCCGTCTTGGTCAGTGTCCTCTGCGAACATATTGATGAAACCTACACCCTCCCATGAAACGAATTTGAATGAACTATTGGAGTTTGTCATTCCTCGGCTATCATTATGCGATGCGTCAACATAGAACACGATATCATCAACTTCCACTTCTTTCTTATCCTTGCCGATGGTCAGTGTAGGATAATTCTCGCAAAAATACTTGATGCACTTGCTTATACCTCCGATTACTTGGCATTCCAAACGTGTTGAGGCCCTTATAACCTCTACCTTTGGTTTATCCTGATGTTTCTTGTTGCCGTAGAAATTCATACCAAAAGTATAACAGAAAAGCAACGTGCCTTTCTTCAATCCATTCTTATCTTTTTTAAGGTATAGTCCCAAATTCTTGCTAGCGGAACGATAGCCATAGAAACAATTAGTATTTAAGAATGGTCTCAACTCGCTATTAGGTATTTCCCTTATCTCGCAATCTCTTGCATAGAAACGATAATGTATCTTACCACAAGCCGTCCTGATGGTATTCTTAATAACCTCCCATTGGCGATGAAAATCTACCACCGTCTTACCCTCATATTCATAAGGAGTGTTGACCTGTGCCATTTCAAAATCAAATACCCAAATGGTTCGTATTCCATTGTCATGATTATTATGCGAAATATTGATGAAATAGTCATGAGGAATACCCTTGCAATTCTCACCAAAACGCTTGGAGTTATCCATCTTATGAAAATAAGAATCAACGTATCTTACTTGTGTTGTCTTTTCATTCAGATGAAACAAGCCAAATACTTCATTATCCTCAATATAAGGAATTCCCTCTTCATTGAGGAAATTCCTTATTATTTTCATATTCGTCAAGTCTTGCTCCGTTGGAGTGTACTTGATAATCTCAATCTCTGTCATTCGATAACTTTAAATGAATTAATCTTTTCTTTCCCACACAAGTGTTAAATTGTCGGTACTGAATTTCTTTTTGAATACCGTACATACATTGTCTACCTGTGTGCCGTCGAATACCTTGACGATATCGTAATTGGTATTCTTATTCTTCAACTCACCGTCATATCTGCCGATAGGTGTAGTGAAACTATCGAAGATAAGTTGGAATGGCTTGTCGTTGAAACTTGCCACCACACCGTTCTTTCCATTTCTAAGCTGGATAACTTGATTACTCTTTAATTCCATATTCTTCTTTATTATTTAATTGAATTATTTATCTTTCTTGTTTCTGTTTGCAAAGGTACTACTTTTTCCTGATATTACCAAATATTCTGTGTTAATTGATGTTAATGAAACGTAAAAAGGAGTATAGTATACCCTTACTTATTATATTTCTTGGTTATATATAAAAATCAACGAAGAAAATGGCTTTAATATCGTGATGGAATTACTTTTCTATCCCAACAATTAAACAGATCCTTACCATAAGGATGCACAATATTATCCTTATCGTCATAATTGAGGTTATAACGATGGTTTCCTCCGAAAAGGGATAATGAACCGTCTTTCTCAATTTCCTGCCCCTTTGCCAAACGAGAGGTTATCTCCGTTACCTTTACATTGTAGTCCGTTGAGGAATATCGTCTATCCTTTGCCTTAACAACGATAATATCACCTACCTTTAATTTCTGTTTCATATTACATTGATGGTTATAAGAATCAATTTATATTTATTTCATTTCGACTTCCATTTCCCACGCACCACCGATAAATGCGATAACATCATCATACGAATTGAGTTTTATCGCATTTTCCATCCATTCAATAGTATCCTTGTCCTCGACGGGATTAAGTCCGTCAATATAATTCTGAACGAGGGACTTCGCTGAAATGATAGTGTTGTCCTCGTATACTCCTCCATTATCGTGATAAATAATGCAAGTCTTGTCCTTGCTCTTCCGTAATGCTATATCCATAGTCTTAGCCCTCTTTGATACGTAAAATTGTGTTTCTTGCAATCTGTATTCTTCTGTTCTCCCTTAATGGTGAGAAGAAACGAACAAAATGCTCAAGGGTAGTCAAGCCGAGATAGTTGTCCCCAAATGCCACACGTTTCAAGTGTGTTTTTACGTATTCACGGGTATTCTTTGAAAGAATCGTATTCATAACCATTTCATTAAACTCTTTCAATTGTTCCTTTGAAAGGGCAAGCGAAATCATTTGGTTATAATGTGTACCTTTCTTGTCAAAACGACTATTGTAGCTTACCTTGACATTCTTAGGCTTGATGGAAACAAATTGCGTCATAACGATTTTACTTTTAATTGATTTATCTTATCTGTATTATTACTCCTTGCTTGCAGTCCAAATTACCTCGTTGCAACTTGGAATAACGTTGTCGTTGAGGTCTGTCAGGAACGAATCAACATCATCATAAATGATGATATCCTCATCCTCAAGGGCATATTCTTGTTTCTGTCTGTCGGTAAGGACATCAACATAACCGTTATTATAACTGACTTTAGGAAAGCCGTAAATTTTCTTTTTCATATTGCTTTATATAACTTTTAATTTGACAATACAAAGATACGAATAAAAATAAATTTATCCAAATTTAAAGTGTTAATTCTTTGTTAAAGAATGTTATCAGTGTTTTAACATACTCATTTGAGTACATATATATTTTCAATTCCATATTAGTGTAATTAAAGCACACCGATAACATTCATTTATTGATTTATAAAGAGATGTACCGCAATCGAATTGTACTTGTGGCACTCCTCCATTGTGGAATATGAATGTTCCAACAAATCTTCATCAAATAGGAACTTGCCGTCAAGCAAATCGAACAACGGATAATTATATGAATTATGATATCCCATACGATTATTCACAGTATACACATTGCCCTTGCAGGCCCGATATCCGTCCCACGTCCAAGTCTTCAGTCTCCATACCAAGAGTCCATAGATATTAGGTGTACCTGTGTTCTCCCACACAAATTGGTCAGGAGTAATCTCGTCAAGTGAGACTGCATAGGCTTGTGTCGGCCATAGATACTCGTTACGATGTCTGATGAACACAGGGTTCACATCGCCCACGCAATCCTCGATGGTACGATGTATATGATATGGATTAAACGACTTCTTTGAATCGTTGCCCCATTTCTTCCATACCCTCTCCTCACCTAATGGCGCAATCTCTGCAATAACGCAGTTTATGCCTATCTTGGAGTATTTTCTGTCTGTCTGTTTGTCGAACAATACCATCTTAGATTTCTTCAGACAATTAGGGAATGTGTTGTTACCTCTCAGTATAACAGGTCCCATCCGATTAATATCGTCATTAATATCGTTCTTGACAATACACAATTCACGCTCTGTAAGTGATGGGATATCCGCCAAAATCGCCTTGAAACGAAGTGCGTATACCTCATTGTTGATTAATGTATAGTATACGTCTGTCTTGTTGATGTTCAAACCTGTTGTTGCCATAGTTGTATTGTTTTTAATTGATTAAACTTACATGTTACTTTGTTATTGTCTCATTGACGAGTGCAAAGGTACTAACTTTTTCTGAAACTACCAAATATTTTGAGTTAATGAATGTTAATAGCCTAACTTTTCTTTCAAATCACCTATTCTTTTGTAGAAACCCGATGTGTGCGGAGAGCCACCCAATTTCAAGGCTACCATATCATAATGATGAATGAACTCATGCAATAAGGTCTCATAGAAAGTCTTTATTGCTATTGTTTTCTTCGTCTTTGCCGTGGTGTTGTATATGATGATGTGTTTTCTTGCCACCTGATACAAGCCGTAAGTCTGTGTGTTGCGACGGTTGCAAGGACGAGAGGCGGGTGTTACCATCAACGTAACGGACTCAATTCCGAACTTCTTGCAAAGGTAGTCAAGGAGTAACTGGGCATTATACTCTCTGTCGCTTGAAGACTCAAAGCTATTCAGTACCTCCTTTGCGTATACCTTATTGAACGAGTTAAGTCTCACCTTTGTTATCTCGTTGCTCTTCTCATAAACGGTCTTTGCCATAACTTATTTAACTTTTAATTGATTTATTTTTATCTTGGGTATCTCCCTTGATTTCTGTTGCAAAGGTACGAAGAAATATCCAGACTGCCAAATATTTTCACCACTTTAACACTTATTTAACATTTGCAATCCGTAAGTTAAATCTCCTGCAAAAGTTTCAATCTGTTATTTTCGCAGGAGACTTTTACAAAAAATTGTTACCAAAACTTACTGATAAAACTACAATCAAGTTTTAAGTTTTCTTTGATGATGTTTATACTTTTTAACAAAAAAGTATTATACGTATTGGAGACAATACTTTATGATTTCACTCATACCTCTTATTTTTAATGTAAGGTTCATTCCTTATTTCTATTGCAAAGGTACGAAGAAATTTTGAAATTAACAAATTTATTGAGTTAATGAAAGTTAATTAAAATGTTAAAATGAATTATTAATTAAATCCTATCTCGTTTAATTCATCCATTTGTTCCTCTTCCGAAAGGTTAAGGAAATAGCCTATATAGTCAGCGTCCTCATGGACTTTAATATATTCGATATAAGCCGTTATTTTCTGTCTGCCCTTATAGTTTATCATTGAAATATTTTCAGTGGCTTGCAAGCAATCATTGCAAGGAATAATGTTAAATATAATTTGCATTAACCTATGTTTTTGCTTATTATATAATACATTATCCCTTGTTTGCCTTGTTTGTTTATTAATAATTAATTACATCATTTTCCTCATCTTCTTTGGTTCTAACACCTACACTGAATATATCACCATATCCCTTGTTGTCATTAAGATATGCGAATATCGCACTTAGCTGAACACAATTTGGACGTGTCTTGAACTTAAAAGCCTGTTCAAATGAATTGACAATTACAGGTTCCCCATTATTGTCCTTGCCGACATAAAAATGGTTTTTCTCTCTATCCTGTCTATCCTTGTACTTGAAATATCCGTGAAAGCAAAAATCTCCATCGGACTCTTTCTTGAACATTGTCTTAAGGACATTCAATCCATCATAGAGCCTTTTTGTCGCATCCTCTCGGTAGAAACTGAAATAAAGTGATTTATCCTTATTCTCGGGAGCGTTGACGAAACTGATCAATTCATCCTCCGTCTTTGGAAAAAACTTCTGTAGGGAGTAATTATCGTCCTTGTCGTACCAAAACACGTAGAATAGCAAATCCACCGCCTGAACGAATGAAATTCCTATTCCTCACGAAACAGACACACAATATTATGAATTAAAACTTCAACTATTATTATAGAATTATTTATAACAGAAAGGCAACTCCAACTTAATTGTCTGAATAGACATCGGATAATGCACTTTCTTTCTCAACTCTTCAATCTCATTGTTAATCTTTCTTACTTCGTCAAGATACTCGTCAAAGTTATTAATGCAGTCTTGATACGCATCCCGTCTCTGTGTCAATATAGCTATCATATCATCAATGGCCTTGATAAAAAACTCCTTGACGAGTCTTCCATCGCTATTGACATAGAAATCCTTTTCGTTTATTTCACGTACATCGAAACGGTCCTCATCAATATAACCACAAGTGCATTCACTTGTCGGGAAACTTCTATCAGTAAGATAAATTGAAATTATCTTTTCATTTATCTTGGCTCTATAATCATAACCTTTCTCAACGAGTGAGAATATTGCAACTTTCTCATCGGTAATCTCGTTCATTGCGTTAACGAAACGTTTGTTGATAACCTTGCCATCGAACTTGTCAGCCAAGGTCTTTATACCCTCCAACGATTTAATTCCACCGTCGAATGCCTTGATTTGTTGTTTCCACCTTGGGAATACACCATTTGAAACTTCCTTATTCAGTATCATATAACTTTTAATTAATTGTTTTATTGTTTCTGTTGCAAAGGTACAAAGAAATTTTGAAAGTGCCAAAATTTTTGTGTTAAAGAAACTTAACCGTTTGATCGTTTCTTATCATCAATCTCCAAGATAGTGAAATCGGCTATCGCCATGTCTACCATTCCCTGAAGTACATAAGTTTTCTTGATGGAATCCTTATATATCGCCTTGGCTTTCTTGGCATTGCGAATGGCACCCTGCTTACTCTTGTAATAGATGATACTATTCCATATATTCCAATGAAATTGATTTTTCTCGTGCCAATAGTATGTTATACCGTCCTTGTCAACACCTGCAACAACATACACGATTTTCTTCTTATTGTCTTTATTATTGTTCTTTTCCATAATTGATATTACTCTTAATTGATTAAACTTATATTTTACACTTGCAAAGGTAAGAAGAAAATCCCAGACAACCAAATATTTTAAGTTAATTCTTTGTTAAAAAATCAATTCATTTTTAATGAAAATTAACGAATTTTCCTTATAAGTGTTGGAGACAATACTTTATGACTTCACTCATACCTTTGAAATAATATCTTCCTTATTTCTATTGCAGAGGTACGAAAAATCCGGTAAACTGCCAAACTAATTGAGTTAAAGGATGTTAATGAAAAGTTAATAAAATAAAAAGGGGGGTATACCTCCATTCAAAATTAATTGAATTTTAGTATACCCCATATCAAATGAAAAGAAATGAGTCTATTTATTATTCATTGATGTGATAATAGAACACGCTGATACTTCGATTTTCCTTGTCAATTATCGTTTGCTGAACTAATGGATTATCCTCATCATATTCCGTTTCAATACGTTCCAACATATCACTCCAAACCTCACCGAAATTATTAGTATTGCCATCAATACACTTTAATCCAAATGAGTTGTCATTCAGGGAATAAAGCAAAGACCATCCACAGCCGTGGTTATCGAAGAATAACATCTTACGTACCCTCGAATCATTGGTCATTGTTGTCTCAACATACTCACCCCCATTGATATAGTCGAAATCGGTAAGTAAATCCTTATCGTCAAAGGATGCAGGAATTAAATCCCTTTTCTGCTCCCCCGTAAGGTTAATGTTCCATTTTATTTCCATATTGTCCTAACTTTTAATTGATTTATTTTTCTGTTTGCAAAGGTACAAAGAAAAATTGAATTAAACAAATTTCCTTATACCTTTAACTTTTTATTAACATTTATTTTACTTCGTCCCCAAATAATCGCCTTGTACCAAATAGCCATCGAAACACATACTTGCCTTGTTGTAGTGGACACGGATTGCATTGAATTTATCCTTTGCAGTCTTGACACAAGTCTCAAGGTGTTCCTCGTCTGTAACAAGTTTCTCGGTGCTATCTCCATTCGGAAGAATCGCATAGACAAAATATAATTGCTTTTCCATAATCTTATAATTTTTAATTGATTTATATTTGGTTTATTTGTTGAGGCTTTTTAGTCTCTCATTATCCTCGTAATAAAGGAATTCAGTGATATCCTTGGTAACGTTGAATAGACTTCTTAAATCCCATATATCGTAACTTATCGTGCCACGTTTCACCTTGTTTCCATAAGGGTCAGTGTCATAATCATCATACTCCTTATGGAACACTCTGTTTGCCCCTTGCAACGTAGGCAGAAATTGTCTCAACTTACGCTCGTTAGGATTGTTGGTAGATAATACCAACACGGGATAATCAGGGTTGCACACTTTCAAACCTCTCTTCCATTCTCCGTCAATATAGATACTATCTGTCTGAAATTCCTTATTACCGAATAGCCAAGCGTATGTACCGTTCCACTTACCACCATTGATAATCTGTAAATCCTTTATTGTTGCCATAACTTTTAATTGATTTTATTTTATCTCGGAAACTATCTCCTTGATTTCTGATGCAAAGGTACGAAGAAAATCCCAGACCACCAAGCATTTTGAGTTAAAAGATGTTAATCAAAGTGTTAATTGCCTTTAGTCTAATTTTATATAAAATTAACAAAAGCCGTAAGTACGGGTTGTCTACTATACTCCAAAGTTTCACCCTTGCCCTTGTGATTTATTCCTTTCTAATCACATTGCAAAGGTACAAATAATCCGGTAAACTACCAAATTATCTAAGTTAGTCAATGTTAATGAAAAGTTAATAAAACAAAATGAAGAAAAGAGGTTTGTAAATATACTTTACCTCAATTCTTCACTCAAAGTTATAGCAATAATTCACAAATACGTAAAAATTTATTACTTAATGTTCCATGAACTTTTGCCTGATTTTATAGCCTACGTATGGTAGAATGCACAAAAGTGATAATATTGCACTACCCATCAAACAAAATATACATAATGGTATTATAATCATTTTAAACGAATTAATTTAATTATATTGGTGCCTCCGTCGGGACTCCAACACGAATCCATACTTTAGGGGAGTATCGCTCTGTGCAGTTGAACTACGAAGGCTATTGTCGCTTATCCAAGCAACTCGTCAATCTTGTCTGCCATTTGTTTCAATGAGACAAAATGATTTGCGCCGCCTGTATAATCGTGGTCGGTCTGTGCGGTACGGCAATAAATAAAACTATTCCAAGTATTTCCGTCAAGTCTGATACGTGTGCGTGCGACACTATTGCCATAGTGAACATATACGTACTTATCATCACGCTTGAAGAACATTGAGCCGTCATAGTGCCCCTTGCTTGCCTCTACAACCTCTGCGCCAATGTTGGCTGCGATATCCTTCGCCATTCGATTAAAGGCATTCTGAAAGTTGTTGTACTCTCTTGATACCACGCTGCCTGCATCTGCAAGTGTCTTGCCATTGTACTTCTTGTAAAAATTCTCTACTGACTTAATATTCATCATAATTGTATTACTTTTAATTGATTAAACTTCTTGTTTCTTATTTACATTTGCAAAGGTACAAACTTTTTTTGAAAGTACCAAATAAATTGAGTTAATAAATGTTAAAACTCAGATATTTCTTCATTATCATCGGATTTCTCCACTTTCTGATAGTATACTCTCAAAGCGTGTTCCTCGTTGGCACAAGACCATGCCCAAAGACCGAAACTTGTTGATTTAGGATATGAAACTATCACTTTGTCTTTATCTACCACAAGTTTGCCAGTAGTCTCGTCTTTCTTAACGCTATTCGTTAGCTTTCTTCTGAATACCTCAAAATGATGAAGTGGCGATGGAATGGATTCCACCTCGTAAATATATCCTTTCTCGGATGCAAGTGTCTGATGGAATTTGAAACTTTTCACTTCACCAGTCCCTATGAAGTCTTTCTGTAATTCTCTTATCTCTGCCATTGTATTTCTTGATTTACTCTATTATATTGCGATTTTAGCCACTATCTCCTCTCGAGTGGACAATTATACCACCGAGAGGGAAAAATGCGGTAATTTGACGATACGTGAACGTAAAAATCGAATTTGGTGATATACTATCAATTCAGCCAATCCGAAATATGCCGTTCGATATCACTTTTGCGGAACGGAAGAACATCATTCTTTGTCTTTCCCTTGATGGTTACGTTGCATTGAGGGATTGAGTGTATCTTGATGTATTCCTCGCATACGAATTGTCTGCCGTCGAAGTAAGACTTGTCCCCACGGAAAAACTCAATCAACGTATGGAAATGATATCCGTAGTCCGTCTTAATGGTAATATCCACTTGGTAATCTGTGTCGTATGAGTTATTGTGCAAGGTTGCCTTAACGCATTCAAGAATATACTCCGTGATATTTCTTGCGTTGTCTGATGTGAATTTTGATATTGTCATGTCTGTATTAACTTTTAATTGATTTAAACTTGTATTGCCAGTGTCCTTGTTTCCTTGGAATGACAATGCAAAGGTACAAGGAAAAAATGAGAATACCAAATGTTTTATGTTAAATCTCCACGAAAGTTTATTAAAGTTATATAATTTTAACACGGGACTCCAATGTTGGTTATTATCCAATGTACTGAAAAACGTTCATAATGCCGTCATGAAGCCACGATCTCTGTTCAGGTGGACAATTATACCACCGAGAGGGAGAAAGTGGATTGGTGCCACTCGGGGATAGCTTAAATCGAATCCTGTGGAATAATAGTACCCAGTAGCTTTGGTATTGTAAGAATTTTCAATGAAGATAACTGCCGATGGAATGAATTGTCATGTTCAAGGATCGAAATATAACTTTTCTTCCATCTTTGAAGAAAAGTCTTTCGTAGGGAATTCCACCGATGGATTGTCATGTTTGAATAAATTGATTTTTGTAGTTGAGGCTCCATGTCCGTTGGATGAATTGAGTGGAATAATTTCAGGGTTGGAATTGTCATGTCTTGAGAAGAGTACCCATGATGAAATTATTTATTTTTTAATTTAAGTTTTCTTTCCATCTTGAAAGAAAACAATCTCTAACGGAATTCAACCGATGAAGAATTTAGGTTCCTAGTACCATTTTGGATCAATCTATTTTTAGTTTAAGAATAACTCAAGTCTGAGATGAATTTTTTTTTTTGGACCAAGGACCGATCATGAAAGATGAATTGATTTTTAATCTTATTTCATGACAAACGGAATTCAACCGATGAAGAATTTAGGTTCCTAGGACCATTTTGGATCAATCTATTTTTGTTTTCTTTCAATTTAGAAAGAAAACATCTTCAATAACTTTATCCTCACGGAATTTTTAACTCTCACGTATACGCACGTGCGTGCGCACGATTCTAGAACTAGAATTCTAGTTATTTTATAATATTATATTTATTTTTTAATTTTAAATTATTTTTTAATTATTTTTTCTAGTATTCTAGTATACATGAATTTTATGGACCGGTATACGGATTTTTTATTTTATTTTCTTTTTGGTTCTTTTTCTTTATCAGCTTGATTTTTTCTTCATTCTCGGTTATATTTATTTTAGTCTGTGATACGAATAGTCTTGTCTCATTATCTTCAAACAAATTGATTTAATTATCGTCTTGTGAATATTTATCACTATGAATGAATTGAAATTTATACCGAAAACAAATGAAAATAACTCTCAATAAATCAACGTTAGAAAACATTATCCGTGAAAGTCTCAATAGGATGTTGACGGAAGCACAGGGATTTAAATCTCAAAAGCTATATGATATATTTCAACAATACGGAGGAAAAAGGGATAAGTTCGTAACAACGGATTTGCATAACCTCACTGACGATAATATCATCGGAGTGTTGACTTATTCAGAACTTGACGAAATACAGAAAGGACATGACCAAGACCACGGAAGATATATGACCAATAACGGACTTAATATTTGGGCAAAGGAAAATGGATATAAACTTGACAATGGTGATGAAGTTTGTTATCTTCGTTTGGGGGATGCGAAACACGTAATGATATACATCGCAAGAAATGCTGAATTTGAGCATTCAGGACGTGATGGAGGATGGAAAGATTATTACGACAAGACAGAGAAGAGAAGAAAATCACAGATAGGCATTGACCAATATCACGCTATGACACCAAAGGCAAGGGCAGCAAAGGAACTTAGGACAAACCCTTATTTCAGAACGAAACAAGGCGGATGGAAAGACGATAAGTTGAGAAAAAACGCCATTGACAACGCAAGACAAGGTAAGGACGCTTGGGGTCTCGATGCGTAAGAAATGTAAATATTTTATCAAAATAGAATAACCTAAAAATGTAAAATTATTTTATCAAAATTATTAATGTTTGCCAAGAAATTTGATAAAAGAGTATACAAAAAACGAGGAGTATTATCTATCACAGACCATACTCCTCTATAATCAATTAAAAGTTATCCGTCTACATTTATATCAACATCTTTCAATTGACTTATCACAGATAATTTTTCAATCTGCCAGGTAGTAAACGTAGACACTATCCCATAAGTTATGCAGGATATAAACTACCTTTTTATTTCTTATTCCAATGTGATTTAATTCCACCACATCGTCTTGAGCAGCAAGGATTAGATTTAAACGGAAGATTTCTCCTTTCAAATAGAAACTTATTGCCACATACAGGACAAATTAGTTCTACATATTCTTTTTTTATCTTATCCTTAATACTATTGTATTTTTGAGATATTTTTTGGAGATTTTCTATCCTATCGTCCATTTTATCCCCATTAATATGGTCTATTTGTTCACCTTTAGGTATGTCACATTCCCAATAACTCGTATAAAGATATTTAGCATAACTCATACTTGTCATTTTCCCATCTTTTGACCTTAACGTTGCGACTCTCCTTGGCTCTTTATTCGTATTTATATAGACTTTTACATAACCTTTTTGTTCATAATAATCTGAAATTTGTTCAACCATCAAATTAATTTAAATATAGTGGGCCCTGTGGGGCTTGAACCCACGACCTCAACATTATGAGTGTTTTGCTCTAACCAACTGAGCTAAAGGCCCTTATAAAAATGCAAACCTCCTAAAAAATATATTGAAAACTCTTAGTTTGCATTGCGTGATGCAGTTCTCCCAATTCTGTTACCACATAGAGTTTAAAACGATTAACTATTCAACGCAGCTAACTTCTTGTTGATTGTGTTGATTACGCAACCATTGTTCGCTGAATTGCTAAGGATAGTCTTGCAAGTGTTCAACACACCCTTAACACGTTTCTTCATCTGCTTTGTTGCACTCTTTGAATTCTTCATTTTTAATATAATTTTAATTGATTAATATTTCAAATAATAGATATATACCCATCATACTCATTTGAGTACATATTGTGTATCTTTCCTAATCACAATGCAAAGGTACTAACTTTTCTTGAAACTACCAAACTTTTTATGTTAATAATTTGTTAAAAATTTGAGGGAGAGAAACACCATAAGATAACATTATGGTCAGTGTATTGCTGTCTGTAAAAGGTATACTCCCCCCCCCCCACCTAATTCATTCGGTCATGAATTGTTCCACGATTATCCAAACGTTTAAGTATACGCCCTTTGTTTTTGTTGATTGAGCGTATTATTCCGTCCTTATCCCACCAATATATAACGGTAATAACCATCAATATCTGGTTGGAAGATGGGTGGATAATGTTAATTCTCTTAGGGTCTTTCTCGTCATATTCGATTTTAAAATCACCTAAACTTGTTGAAATAATATTCATAGGTATATATTAAACTATTGGATTAATACAAGTCGTAAATTCACCATTTCGCAATTTCAGACAAATTGTTTCCAATTCATTAGCCGATAATTCTTCTAATTCTATAATACCGACTTCTGAGACACAATCAACGTTTATTGAACCATCGCTAAAACGTGTCATTCCCGTAATAGGTTCACACGAAGCGACATCAAACTCCTCGTTAAACAATATGGCATTATCGCCGTCGCATTCATCCTCATCACCTAACAACATTGACATTGTTTCAGTGATAGCCTTGACCATATTATTCCTAGCATCGGTCAATGAGTCAGCGGCATTATTTAATATCTGTTTGAATTTAATTGCTTTCTCTAAATCTTTATCCATAAGATTACGGTAATTTTTAATTGAATTAAAAGATAAAAGACGATGCACCCATTGGAGTCGAACCAATCTTTCTTGGAGATTGCCAAGCGTCCTAACCGATAGACGAGTTCGCAACTGTCTTAATATTTATAAATTATGAAGCATCATACTCATTTGAGTACGTTGGAGTTACTTTTCCTCCTCGTTCTCGGATTCTTCTGCCAACTCCAACAGGGTCAAATCACTGATGATGTTCTGAACGTTTCTGATAACACGTTCCAAGCAACAAACACAAGCATCATTCTTCTCTTCACCACGCTCGTCTACTGCGACATCATTCATAATAACCTCACGTTCACCATTGAGACGCTTTTTCAACGCCTTGAGATATTCCTTGTCAATAGTATACATAACTTTACTTTTTAATTGATTATTACTTATTTCTGTCTAAAATATTGTCGCAAAGGGCAACCTCGACTTGCCAAACATCATAAAGATAACGATTGAGGAGTCGAACCTCATTCCATACGTACACACAGGCCCGTTGTCCTAACCGATAGACGAAGCGATATCAATATGTTCGTTTTTACTAACTTAAACTACTTTGCATTGTCTTCTGTTTTACAAGTGCAAAGGTAAGCATTATTTTTCACTCCACCAAAGGATTTACATTCTTTAACTCAATTTTAACACTTACCCTTGCATTTGCTAATATCCGATACTCATTTGAGTACATACGCACACTTATTCCGCTTCAATGAAGAAGATAGGATATTTGCCACGCTCATTGTCGCAATTATAATAAGTAAAGTCGTTTACCATCTGTTTGAACGTACTTCCTACGGTGAAAGCATTCCCCTCGGTCTGTTCCTTACTTATCTTGTATGGATGTTGCCAATGGTTGTTCAATCTCATATTGCATGAGTGCATCCACACGTTCTTGCCATCATTATAAGCCTTTTCAGCCTTTTTGATGGTCACCTGACGGACTTTCTTATTGTCCATCAGGATAGCCTTACCTGCATATCTTAAAGCCATATCACTGAAAGATTCTTATTTGTTCAACACCTTGCGTTTCTTCGTAGGGACACAGTTGACACCCATCCATAGACAAGCGTCCACACCATACCACTTAAAGTCAACGCACCCACTTTTCTCGTTGACACGGACGGCACGGATAACATCACCATCCTTAAGAGAAGGGTGTATCTCATTTAAGAGACACTTACCCTCCGTTGACTGTACCTTGACTTCTACATTCAAGTTTTTCATTGTGCCGTTACTTCTTGATGTACTTAACTAAATCGTGTGCACCCATTGGAACACCGCTCACTTCGGTTACCTGATAGCCTTCCAACTCATCCTTGAGGTAGAGCTGAACCTTTGAGGTTGACACAGAGTAACGGGTAACGTTGAGAATGATGCCGCCGTTGTAGCGTTGAGCCAAACAGGTGTCATAGTTGAATAACTTATCACCCATTGAACGGACATTCAGAGTGTGTGCTGATTCAGAGTGATTTACAAATGCCTTGATAACGTCTTGATTTTTCATATTGCTATATACTTTTAATTGATTAATTATACTATATGTTATTGTCTTAATTTGACACTGCAAAGGTACAACAATTTTTTGAATGTACCAAATTTTTTGTGTTAAACAATGTTAAACAAAGTCTGAAATTTTGTTAATCGTCTTTTCCTCGTTTTCTGTCGGGTTATCGAATGCCCAAGCAACCAACAAGAGCCAAGCCATAAATGCAAGCCCCATGAGCAACGCATTTTGGTAAGGGTTATTATTTACCACACAATATACTCCAACGCAACAGAAGAGCGCAAAAGCAGCGTAAATGCGATTTATTCTAAACTTCTTCATATTACCTATGATAACTTTATATTGATTAATACTATATTATTATATTGTCTCCCTTATTTCTGAAAGACAATGCAAAGGTATACAAAAAAATCCATACTTCCAAATTTCTAAACACTCTTTAAGAATAAAGTTAACTTTAATACTCATTCCTTAATTTATTTCACATAAGACAATAGCAAATGATAATAAATGTTAATCCACTAAAAATAAATTGATTTTTATTTGGCGGTCTCAAATTTTTGTCGTACCTTTGCATCAGAATTAAGAAACAAGGTAGTTATTAATCATTTAAAAGTTATATATAAGGTTATGGCAAAGAAAAACGACTTTATCAAGCAGTTGGCAAAGCTCAAGAAAGAGTTTATGCAGTATGCAGAGGAGAATTCAGCAAAGGTTGACAAAGATACCTTTGAAGTGGAAATGTGCAATTTTTACCTGTCTTTCAGACTTGAGGCGGAGGATGAGGACGGCGATACTATTGTATTCTCGCAAGAAATTGAAACAGATTGCACAAACGATATCTATCAGAAGCCGATTTACGGAAATATGATACATATCAGCCGTTAAGATTCATTAACGATACCATTAACATCCTTTAACTCAAAAAATTTGGTACTTTCAAAATAAATTCGTACCTTTGCAATATCAAAATAAAGATAGTATTAATCAATTAAAAGTTAAATAAGATATGGAAAAGAATACAGACAAAAAAAAGACGATATACGTTATCGCAACTGAGTATGACGGTATTACATATTATTGGCACAAGAAAGGAGGTTTTAAATGGAACGTATGGGCCAATGGCATTGCACGTTACAAAACGCTATCAGGCGTTATCCGTGCGATAAAGAAGTTCAACAATAAACTTTTTGGAGTCAAACTTGAGAAAATTTATGTTCTTCAAGGTGAGGAGGATATGGCACTCCGTGATTTCAAGTTGGCACCCGTCGAGGAAGTAAAGGCACAATTAGTTAAGTTTAATTAACTAAAAAAAATTGGTAGGGAACGAAAAATTCCCTACCTTTGCAAACAGAAAATAAATCAATTAAAAGTAACATCATAATATGGAACAGAAAGTAAATAACAATTCAGTGATTATTGAAGACAACCGAGTAGACCTTACTCCTTACTTGGGTAACTTAGATGAGGAGTCTTTCGTGATAAGTTGGAAAGCGTTGGGGTTCACGGCAAAACCCGTTGTCGGTCAGTTTATCTTCGGTGAGAATGGTATGAAATATGCAGTACTGCCAAAAAATAAGAAGTACGCTGCACGTTTCCCAAATAAGCCACTATATACCAACGAGGAGGGATTAAGTTTCGTCTCCTTGATACTCTGTAGGAGTAATTTTGCAAAGGCAAATAAAGTGTTGTTTGTCTTATTCCGAGATGGAAACAAGCCGTGCGGAGTGATAACAGAAGAGTTCTAAAGACTGATTAACAATATCCAAGGGATTTACAAGTCATTTCATAACGGAAGTTAAAACAAAGTTAAAGAATGTAAATCCCTTGGTAGTTTCAAAAATTATTGCTACCTTTGCAGTAGAAATAAAGAAACAAAGGTTTAATCAATTAAAAGTAATAAAGTTATGGATAAAGCAATGTTAGACAAATTCGTGAGCGAGTTTTACGATATTCTAAATCTCGCAAAGGAAAAGTCATCGGCAGTACAGGTAAGAGGCAAATTTGCAGGCTTTGCGCCCGACCTTCAGTTCATTACGTTTGATGCACTCAAAACAGAGGATTGGCCAAACAATATCGGTATAAATAGCGTGTTTATCTGTTTCGCTATCGATCTCACCAACAAAAAAGTAGAAGTGCATAGCAATGGCCACGTTTATCTATCCCCAAAGGATAAGGCTTCAGACAAATGGAAGTATTACGCAATGCGTGGAATGCTCAATATTGCAAAGGAGGATTACGGGGTAAAAAAGTTCCGTAAGCAAGGCTACAAGACAAAGGACGAACTCTTCAAGAAGATGGAGGCTTATTTTAAAGCCGTTATGGACGCTATCACAAAGTACACGGGCGGTTATCCATACAAGCAAGGAATTGTACCACCAGACGGCGAAAAAGTGGCTTAAAATGAAATACTATAGTTAGTCATGTTTATATAGAATTTAAGGGGGAAATTTTGTTACCTCTTGCCCGTGATGGGTAAGGGGTAATTTTCGTTGACATAATTAAACATATTTTAACTAAATAAAAATGTTCCCCAAGGAGATTATACTCTAAGGTTTCACCCTTACCTCTTATCTTCTTTTTCTGTTGCAAAGGTACAAATAATCCGGTAAATTACCAAATAAATTCTAATCTATTTTTAATGAGTTAATGAAGTTTAACAGATAGATTAATATTTCTTAAACAGAGAAAAATAAATTGATTTTTATTTGGCAGTTTAAGAAAAAATGCATACCTTTGCAACAGAATTAAGAAACAAAGTAAGTTTAACCCTTTAAATAATATAATAAGGTAATATGGCAACAAAATACGCTACAATTTCAAGCCTTGAAAAGGCACAGACTATTGAGGTCAACGGTAAGGTTATGACAATCGGTGAGTACAAAAAATTCATTGCCGAGAAGAAAAAGGCAAAGGGCAAGCCTAAGAAACGCACCCGTAAGGCAGAAGGCACCGAGATAACAATCTTGCCTGTATATATTAAGTTGCTCCTCCGTGGCGCAAAGGTAATGACTTCTCTTTCCGCCTACTATAAGCACGGCTATCGCCAGTGGGGAACAATCTGTAAGGAGATAATAAATCTCAAGGAAATAAAATCCCCGTTTGTACGATACATAAAAAGTGCAAAAGCAGTGAATGATGTTATATGCGATATAGACGATATCGCCAAGCACAACTCAAAATCGGTTTTCGCCTACGTGAGAAAACTCTCGTGGAAACTTGAGGATGTGGCAAAGGATATGAAAGCACTTCAGGATGGCGTGAATAAATCAGGTGTGCTTAACTCTCCAATGCAGACACGTGAGTGCATAAACGGCACGAAAAGACGACTGGGGCTAAATATCCTTATGGCTCGCACAGATGAAGCCATAAAGCAATTAGACGCTATTGTAGCCAATCTGCAAAACGTTGCCGACAACTACTCAATAACAACAAAGGACGGTGCTATTAACATTTAATAGCACTTACCTTAATAAAAGTTAAAGACAAAAAATAAATTGATTTTTATTTGGTAGTTTCAAAAAAAGTTCGTACCTTTGCATCAGAGTTAAGGAAATAACAAGTTTAATCATTTAAAAGTTAAGATTATATGGAAATCGTAATGAACAACATTTCAGCAAGTGAGAACAATGCTCCTGTAGCAGTAGTAGAGAACGACAAGACAATGGCAGCCATCAGACCATCGGAGGCCAAGCCAGTCGTATGGCAGAGTTCACGTTTCGGACATAGTTATGCCGACAGACCTAATATCACCATTCAGGAGGTTATCGAGGACGCTCACCTTGACTACAACGTTATCAAACAACACCTGATCCGTGTGAACGATACTGCATACGAGTCAATCCTCAACGGCACTCCAATGGTAGGCTTGCAACTATCCAAGGACGATATAATAACAAGCCATTGCGCAACGGTGGACGAGAGAAACGACAAGACTCTCGGTGTTGTCGGCAGTGAGTACGGAGTGGTACAGAATAGCAAGGCATTCGAGTTCATCAACTTTATTGAACAGGTGAGCGGTGTTGCGCCTAAGATAGAGACGGCAGGCAGACTCGGCAACGGTGAACGTATCTTCATCACTGCACGACTGGGAGAAGACTCTTTCCTTTCGCCACAGGATGCCATCAAGAATTACGTGGTATTTACCAACTCTCACGACGGCAGCGGTGCGGTTATGGCATTCTTTACCCCGATACGTGTCATTTGTCAAAATACACTTAATATGGCTATCAGGGAGTGTCCGAACAAAGTGGTATTCAAGCATACCAAGCACGTCAACTCTCGCCTTGACTGGGAAATCGAAGAGAACCGAAAGAAAGCACTTGAGGTTTTCTCTCGCTCGGTTCAGTTCTCAGCAAAGTTCATAGAACGCATGAAAGGCTTGCAAGAAGAGCGAGTTGACACCAAGTATGTGAACGACTTCACGGCACAACTTTTGTTGCAACCATCACAATTTAAACTATATCAGCAAGCCGACGGCAAGATGGAATCAGTAGAGGAAATCTCAACCCGTACAAGAAACTCAATTATGGCTTTGCGTAACTCTATTGAGAACGGCATCGGACAACAATTCGACCGTGGCACAAAGTTGTGGCTCATCAACGGAGTAACAACAATGCTGCACAATGAAAGCAAGTGGAGAAACGAGGAAAGCGAGTTCTCGGCATTGATGGAAGGCAGCGGACTGAAGAAAGTTCAAAAGGCATACGATTTGCTCACAAAGATTGCTTAACAATCTTTAAGGAAGATTAACAAGGTGGGGTGATGAAAAATTCACCTCATCTTTTAATTTTATTTAACATTATGTTCCACGTGGAACACATAGGGAGTACCCCCTACGTACCCCCGTCCAACGTATCCCCTGTCTCCATTAAAAAATGTTAAAAAGTGTTAACCCACACCGCCGTTGGCTATATAAGTTACAGAAAAATTTTTCCGGAAAAAATTTCCGGAATTTTAAAAATAAGAAAAAATAATACATTAATTAATAATTAAACTAAATTTATATTATGTTAATAGAAATATTTCCAGACGATGAACGAAAAGATAAATATTATATTGATGATAGTACTTTAAATGTGTATAGAACTGGTGTATATAAAAAATTGTTACCAGTTAGATGGACTAAAGGTAAATACGGTATGACTGTATTGTTAAAGGTCTTTCATGACGAAGAAACCAATAGGTATCGTATTAGAAAAGTGTATTTTGCATACATTTATGGAAAATATATTATCGGTACAAAAAGAAAATACATCATTGAATACTGTGACGGTGATATCACTAACATTACTAATGGAAATGTGTCTTTAAAATACATTTCAGATTTATGCGATACATGGAAAAAGATAGATAAATGTGATACACTTTATTTATCAAGTTCATGTTTGTTATATGATGATAGTATCAACACTATAATTGAACCATATAAAGAGCCAAGTGGTTATTTTATGTTCTCAATAAAAGGAAATCATATAAAACGTTCAATTTTAATGTGGAAGACTTTTGTTGGAACTGAAATACCTAATGGATACGTCATAGATCATATTAATAATATATGTGACGATGATAAGATAGAGAACCTTCAATGTATAACAACCAGAGAAAATACAAAAAAGGATATAAAGAGAGAATTACCTCATGGTGTCAGGAAAGATAAGAATCGTTATAGGGCTTATATAAGTTACACAATTGATGGAAACAAGAAAGATAATGTGTATCTGGGTAGCTTCAAAAACAAGTACGATGCTGCGGAGTGTTATAATCGTGCATTAACGATGGTTGATAATGGTATTGATCCTATCAAGTATGGGGAGAATGAAAATATACACTATTTATTCTCAAACGATACTTGGTGGTTCGTGATGCCACAAATTGCCTCCCCTGATATAAAATATAAGGGATATAAGACGTATGGAGACGCATTAATAGATTATCATAAGTTTTATATCATCGATGGTAATACCGAAACAGATGTTGATAAGGTTAAAAGAAAAAATTATTACATATTTAAGATCGGTGATTTAAGTTATAAAATAAAGAACGGAAAATACAGCAATGTAGAGTTTCTAAAAAGTTATGATTATTTTTTACAATGCAAGAAGAACGGAAAAATAAATGAATTTATCGCCAAGATAGATGACATTAAGACAAAAATAAAAGATGATAACTACAGTGTAAGGCTATTAATTGAAAAACAGAAAAAAGATGAAAAGAAAAGAATAAGACAAGAAAAACTGAAGAATGAGATATTACGTAGAGAAATCAGGAAAAAAGTAAATGAAGATTATAAGAATTCATTTGTCGACAAATCTAACGTAAATCCTAATAAATATAATGGCTGTTTCACAATAAGGGTTCCTTATAAAGATAATAAATTTTATTATTTAGGTTCTTTTAAATCCAAGGCAGTTGTTGATGAGATTGATAGATTTATGAATGACATAAAGTACAAGGATAATTTCATCGAGTTATTCAATAAGTTCAAAGAGGAAAAATTGCCAAGATACGTCGATTTGGACAAAATTGAACGTTCGGAAAGTAACGAAAGTCGATGTTACAAATGGCATAAGTCAAGAAATTGCTGGCATGTAGTAAAAAAATATCGTAATATAGAGTATAGTCTCGGCTATTATAAAGACGAGAAATGCTGCAAGATGATGGTAAACGAGGTAAATTATGCGATAAAGAACGGAATATTCGATATATGGTACAAAAATATAGAAGAACATAAAAGGAGAATTAAAACGATGTTTAGCGATGATACTTTATCTATATCTAAAGTCATACATAAAAATGAACGAAAGACTATTTGCTGCACAGATAATGCTGTTAATCCGAACATTCACAAGAGAATAAAGCAAATTAACGATAATGGAGTTATTGGTATATTCAATACGTATGTTGAAGCTAGTATGCAATTCAATACGACTAAAGCGGCAGAAAATATTAGTTTGTGTTGTCGTGGGTTAAAGAAAAACTACAAAGGTTATGAATGGAAATTCGAAGAACAAACAAGTTGAATATATAATGAAAAAATTATATTATCGTTTCGGTGACATTCCAAAAGGTGAGCGTTCTTCCATATGGAGGGGAGAGATAAAAATCGGAGAAGAAAAGGGTGTTTCAGTGTATGAGACGCATAAGAATCTTGACGGTACATACGTTCCTATCCTTCCTTACCCACCGACCGAGAAGTGCCTTAATGATTATTACTATTACTTGAGATATTACAATGGTGACAGATATTTGGTTACCGGTAATTTGCTTGATGAACGTGGAAGCGACGGCGAACCTCTGTTAAATGATGTCAAGGTAATCGAGAAATTATTTCATTAAATTTGTTTAACTTAAATAATTTGCGTTGTTCACTTTTTCTCATTACCTTTGCGGACATAGTTTTATATAACATTATTAGATAACGTTTAATTAATTTAAAACATTATGGGAAATAAGTATAATGATGATATAAGGTGGCAGAGTATTCCCCTTTACATAGACAATATTTGTCCCTTGAAATTTTACCTTGCAATACCCAAGGATAGTTTAGGCGGCGTTAGGATAATATCGGGTAACGAGAGCAAGGAATGGATTATTAAGCATTATTCCGCAATTTGTCCTATACCTAGGGATGGGATGGATAAATTCGTCAAGGATACCTTTAATTACGGCGAACGTGACACAGTGCTTACGTCGAGACTTGGCATTGGCGACAAGGTATTCTATGACAATGAAATCTTAACTGTGTGTGGTTATACCGAATATGGGGAGGCTATGACCGAGGAAGGTATCATTATAAAGGGTGACACTGTTGAAAGACTTTGATTCTTCGTTGTTGTTATGATAATAATTAAAAAGAGAAGGAGTGGGATTATTGTTTTTGTAACCTCACTCCTTTATATGTTTTAGATAATTTATCTATTAGAATCCGTCTCCTCTTGGTATCATCCCATCGTTATAGTATCTATCTATATCGGCGAATACCCTACGGTAGTCAGGATTTGCGTAACGGCAGCTTTGTTCTCCCTTTGGGCCACCGAGGAAACTCACGTACAGTTCTTCGTCGGAATAGCACCTTATCATTCTTCCTATTACATTTTGTTGCTCGTAGGTCAGTGTTCCTCCGACCCTCAGGTTGTTGTCGAGTATACTTGGGTTTCCGTCCTCCACGAATTGCCATTTGTCTTCCACGCCGTTTATTGAGGTTATGTTGTTGTGGTCTCCTCCTGGTGGCATTAATATTATTGTACCGTCCTTCAAGACGAAACCGTGCATTCCCTTCACGTATTCATCCGCAGTTTGGAACATCCTCTTGCACGCATCGTCAACGTTGTCTATGTTGTTCGCCAATTCGTATGAGATGTCGTCTATCCTATACTCGTAGTTCAGTCTTGGGTCTTTCTTGTATGTGTTTACTACCATTTCTATCAGTTCGTCTGGCATACCGTATGAATCCATCATCGCCTGCGTGTCCTCTATGTAGCCGAGCACGTCATAGTCCGAATTCTTGAACGTCATGTCAAAGAACAGATTGTCGTACATCCATTCGTCTATACTCTCTTGGTTACTTTTGTCAACGTCTCCGTCGTTTATCGCCTCTTGCAGGTCGTCCTCGTCGTACCAACATCTGAAGCTTATCGAATCGACATCATCCCATTCTATGTCCGACTGTCCGTATGATTCCTTGATAATGCTGTGTACTGAGTTGCGTATTATTTCGTTCAGTCTTGCCTCCGTCAATATGATTGTCTTTGTCATTGCGTCTTGTGTGTATTTATTGTACCTTGTTTATAAATATTCGTATGACGTTATGTTTTTTTAACTTAGAATATTCGTATGTTATAAACAAAATCATTATTTTTGCAATAAAATCGATTATTATATTAACGTATGAAGTTTATAAGGTTATGGAAACGGCTATTTGGTAAGTCTATTCGTTTCGACCGCTTGCCTTGCAAAGGAGACCTATTGGATGACAGAATATTCAATGACTTTGACTTACAGATCAAAAGGATTGTTAGGATACTAACTTACGAGATAGGGGACTTGAAATACTTTGTGTATAAGGATGCGTTTGATAGAGGCAACTATATGAGTGTACACGTGTCACCGACGGGAATGTATCATTTGGAAATGTTCTATTACTCAGAAGACGAACAAAAGTTGGTTAACGAGATTAAGGAACATAGGTTTTGTCCGTCGTGGATAAGGCTGTTTCATTGTATTTCCCCCTTGGGAATATCGGCATTACAGGAATAATATGGATGAATTTTACCGTCGGTTGCGCTTGCAATATATGAATTTATTTTAAATAAAATTATTGATATGAGAAGTTTTAATGTTATCGTAGAGGATATAAATCGCAAGGAGTTCGTGCCTTACGACGTTATCCCTTATTTCGTGAATTGTTACAAGGCATTGAAGAAAAATACTGAAAGACCTTCCACCCTTGATGGGTTTAAGGAATTTGTTAAGTCCAAGAGCCTTTATATGTATTGGTCTCGTTGTGAGTATGAGATTATATTAAGCAGTTGGCCTCCGTCGAAGAATGGTCTCGATGATGGTGTAAAGGTTGACGTTCATTGGCAGATTATGATGAATCTTGATATTGTTTCTGAGATCGTAATGGATGAATGTATACATCCGAAGATGAAAAATAAATAGGGTAAAGTTTAATCTGAGCTATTTATAGTATAGAGAATATCCTTTTAGATTTATTATAAATGCTCAGATTAATTAGTAATACAGGACGTTGGGCGAACAATGATTGTTCAATGATTTTTAAGTATATGTGAATGCTCACCGATTATTTTGAAATAAAATGCAAATATCTTGAAACTTTTCAAAGGTTTCAGATATTTATTATTGTATGAGATATAAGATAAGCAAATATGCAAAGCTCCAAGGAGTATCATACAGGACAATATGGAATTGGCTGTATGCTGGCAAGGTAAAGTATGAAAGGGATGCAACAAACCATGTGTGGATTATTGAAGATGAACCCCAACCTAAAAGGCAACCGTTGGTTGCTGTTTATGCAAGAGTTTCATCTTCAGAAAACAAGTCAAATCTTGACACACAAGCTGAAAGGCTTATATCCTATTGCAATGCAAAGGGATATAAGGTTGAAAAAGTAGTCAAGGAAATCGGCAGTGGGCTGAATGACAACAGGCAGAAATTGGAAAAACTGTTGACAGATGAGACAATCGGCATAATTGTGGTGGAGCATAAGGACAGACTTGCAAGATTCGGACTGAACTACATAGAGAAACTCCTTGGAATGCAAGGCAGGAAAATAGAAATAGTAAACAACATGCAAGGTGAAAGGGAAGACCTGATGCAGGACTTCGTTAGCATAATAACCTCATTCTGTGCAAGGCTGTACGGTCAGAGAAGAGGTAAAAGAAATACGGAAAAACTAATAAAGGAACTTAGTGAAAGACAAGAATGATATTGGCAGAGAAACATATGATAAGAAGGGGAAACCCAATGTTCAAGGAAATAGACAAGGCAGCATACATGTCCAAGAACCTGTATAATGCAACTCTCTATACCATAAGGCAGCATTTCTTTGAGCATAAGGAATACCTTCCGTATGCAAGGCTGAACCACATTTTCTCCACTGAAAGGAACATTGACTACATCTCCCTTCCCGCAAAGGTTGCACAGCAAACGATGAAACTGGTTGACCAAAATTTCAAGGCATTCTTCAAGGGCTTACAGTCCTTCAAGAAAAATCCGAAGAAATTCAAGGCAAGACCAAGGATTCCCAAATACCTTGACAAGGAAGGCAGGCAATGTCTTACATATACGGTTCAGTCAATATCAAAAAGAAGCCTTGAACAATATGGTGTGGTTGTGCCAAGCGGACTTGACATAAGCATAAGGACAAAAGTCAAGTATAATGAACTGAAACAGGTCAAAGTTTCAAGGGCATCTGATGGTTATGTGGTCAACATACTGTATGAAGTGGCTGACACAATGCTACTTCCAGATAATGGAAGATATGCAGCAATTGACATAGGCTTGGACAATCTTGCATGTGTTACAAGCAATGTTGAGGATGTCCATCCCTTTGCAATAAGTGGCAAACGTATCAAGTCAGTGAACCATCATTACAACAAGTGCTTGGCAAAAGCCAAGACACTGTTGGAAAAGAGGAATGGAAGAAATAGTTCAAACAGAATATGCAGGATGGGGCAAAAGAGGAAGGACAGAATAGATGATTATTTTCACAAGTCAAGCAGATATATAGTGAATCAATTAGTTTCCAACAACATAAACACGTTGATAGTAGGCAAGAATGATGGTTGGAAGCAAGACATCAATATAGGCAGTGTGAATAATCAGAATTTCGTGCAGGTTCCGTTTTACCGTTTCATAAACATGCTGAGGTACAAGTGTGCATTGAAAGGCATAGCCTTTCTCACACAGGAAGAGAGCTACACAAGCAAATGCAGTTTCCTTGATAGGGAGGAAATATGCAGGCATGATGATTATCTTGGCAGGAGGGTTAAGAGGGGACTTTTCAGAGCTGCAAGTGGTAGGAAAGTTAATGCAGATGTTAATGGCAGCTATAACATATTGAGGAAATGTAAGCCAAATGCCTTTGATGAGCAATGGT